TCGTCGTGACGGTCTGCCTGTACACGGCGATCCTCACCGGAGCGTGGGCGACACGGCGGGCATGGCGTGCCGCCAGACGGGACAGAACGGGGCCTCTGGCGGCCTCGGAGCCCGAATGCCACCCGAGCCCGCCGCGAGCGGGAGAACGGCCCTCAGGGCCACAGCAGCGCCCCGCGCCCTCCTGGGGCCGCACAGACTCTGCATCGACGGCCATGGCGCACCAACCCGCTGCGCCTGGGGAGTCCGCGTCGGCAACGAACGCGACATGGACGGCCAGCCCACCCACCTCGTCGTTCAGCCCACCGCCGGGCAGCACGTCGCTCCCGAGGACGCTGCCTGGCTCCACGGGCTGATCGTCGACGACCGAGCCTGACCACCGCTCATCACCACCGCCCTCACCACCATCCGACACACCGCCCGCGCCCTCACACACCGCAACCGGAGGAAGCGATGACCGACCGTCACACCGCCGACACCATCAACGACAACGACCTCGACCAGCTGTACGCCGACCTCGACCGCGCCCAAGCCGCCGCCGCACGCTGGGCCGAAGCCGAGTCGGCAGACGTGGCAGCCGGCTCCTACGCCGGACGCGTCGAAGAACTCCAAACCGTCATCGCCCGCATCCGCACCTGCGCGAACGACGCCCTCGACGGCCCCGGAGCCGAAATCGGCCGGCTCCTCCTCCACCTCCTCGGCGAACAGCCCACGCCCGCACCGACAGCGACCCGGCCGACGACGTGGCTCACCGCCGGGACCCGCGACCACCGCATCCCCGAGCAGCACCAGTTCACCGTCCGCCCCGTCGACCCCGAGCTGGAACGCGCCGCCACCGCCCGAGCCGTCCAAGCCGCGCAGGACCACGAGCACGCGACCGCGCAACTCGCCACGCTCGCGGCCCCGCCGGTCCCGTGTCCCGCGTGTGCCCGCGCCGGACAAGCCGGAGTCGCCGACAACGAACTCCACGACGCATGTCGCGACCAGGAGCAGCCGAAGTGAGCAGCACCTACCGGATCCTCTGCCTCAGCCACGACCCCGCCACCACCACCGGCGACGAATACCGAACCCCCGACGCCGCCGAACGCGACATCGCCAAGGGCCTCGACGACCACCCCAACTGTGTCCTCATGATCGGCCGCTACTCCTACCCCCTCGTCGAGCTCGGCTGCCCACCCAGCCGAGACCAACGGACCAAACTGGGCTGCACCCACGGCGGCACCCAGTGGACCGACAAAGGCTGGCTGCTCCTCCTCGCCGCTGCGTACCAGTCCGACGACCCGGCGGTGAAGCAGGCCGTCACGAACGGGCGCCACTGGTGCCTGCCGCAGGAACGACTGAACCGGCTGCGGTTCGAACTCGGGCTGGCCAAAACAGAATGCGACTGCCCGTCGACGGCTGCTGGACTGGAGCTCTGCCGGGCCTGCCCGGGACGGACGAAGGAGCAGCCGTGATCCGGGACCCCGACGCCCTCCGCGTCGTCTGGCTGTTCGGCCGCCCGTACTGGTGGCACCGCGCCGACGGACGACTTACCCTCCAACCCGCCACGTGGATCAAGGAGCAGCCGTGACCGCCGTCGTCCCGTGCAGCAGCAAAGGCCGACCCGGCTGGGTGAAGTCCGTCAAGGGCGGCCAGTACGAATGCGTCCGCTGCGGACGTCAGTGGCCGAGAAGCGAGGGCAGCAGCCACCCGTAAGACCCGGACAGCGGGCGGCCCGCCGACCGGTATCCCTACGTGTCGACGGGCCTTGAGGGCGCCCTCCGCTGTGCACCGCGACGCTACGCCCGGGTGATCACCGCGTCCAGACCCCGGGCCGGCTACTCGGCCGGGTCCTGCTCCGTCCCCCGAGCCGCGCGCTTGACGGCCTGCTCCACCTCGTACCGGTTCAACCCGGTCACTGTCGCGTGCGCGGTGATCGCAGCCTGCACCGCCGCCGACGCCTCCCGCCACACCACCCGCTGCGCATCACGCTCCTCGCCAGCCAGCCCAGCCATCCGGGCGCGCGCCTGCTCGGCAGCACGTTCGAGGGTGATCAGATCATCAGGAGGGGTGTCCACGCCGGTGATCATAAGCGGGTACGGCAGAGCCCCCACCACGGCACGCGGCAGGGGCCCAAGGGTGGGGTGTCAGCCCCAGGCGGCATCACTCACGGACGCCACTCCTCCCGGAAGCCGGGCCGGTCGCTGAACGCCGACGCGCGCAGGCGCACCGCGAGACCGAGCGCGTTGGCCCACCCGTGCGCGTACTCGACGTCGTTCACGTCGTTGGCCGCGACCTCCGTGTACTGGCGGAGCAGCTCACGGTCAGCCTCGATCTCGCGCAGCACCCGGGCCGGATCATGCTCGACCGCATGCCGCGCGATCTCCGGCTCATGAGCGCCGCCACCGCTCATCCCGCTGCCGATCAGCTCGACCGGGCCGAACACCTCGGCGTCCGGGGGCATCGTCGTGATCTGCCAGTAGGTTCCGCCCTCGTCGGTATAGGCGTTGCCGAAACGCCAGTGCGCCGCACCCGGCACGCCGCCAGGAACATCGCCGACCGCCCTGATGGCCGCACGCGCGATCCGTTCATCCTCGTCAAGCTGCGCGCCGTACCACTGCACCAGATCCACGCCGCTCACCCCTCCGCCTTCGCTCGGCTTGCCCAGGAGCCGGTGTGCCCTCGGATGATGTCCTGCACCACGCCGACCGACATCTCCAACCGGGCAGCGATGGCCCGGATCGTGACCGGCGGCTTCTCCTCGCGCAACGCCAGCACGAGATCCCGGCGCTCGGCGTGCCAGCGCTTCACCCGCTGAGCCTGGAGCGCAAGCACCTGGTTCCGTGCGCGCACGCGCTCTTCCAGGTCGACGATCTCATCGACCGCCTTGAGGGCGTCTGACACCCGCAGTACCTCCTTGCTCGCGTCGTCCACGCCCGCTCCTCTCCTGCTGCGGGTAGCGGCACGCTCCGACTCTCTTGCATGGGGACCATACAACGCTGTACGGTCCCCATACAACGGATGGTGCGCCACTGCCCTCCGCCACCAATGCATTGAGCCCCAGCGGAAGTTCGCACCTCCCGCTGAGGCAAGCCGCATCCCCTGACTCACCAGGAGAAACGACCGTGACCGATCGTAACGGCCAGCCCCACCGGCAGCCCACCCCCAGCGTGGACGTGCTCGCCGAGGCCGACCAGCTCACCCGAGACGCCGCCGCCCTCTACGCCCTCGCCGCCAACGACGCCGAGCAGGCCGGCGACGAGCGGCGCGCCAAGGAGCTGTGGAAGCTCGCCGACCAGAACCTCGCCGGGGTGAACGCATGAGCGAGCAGCAGCCCTGGGACCCGGACACCATCGCCCGCTACCTGACCATCGGCGGCGCCCACGTCGACATCTGGTACGACACCGGCACCCTCCGCACCCGGTGCAGCGGCGAGACCTGCTCCTGGACCGTGCACAAGTCGACCCGCGTCTTCTACACCGACTCCGCCGAGGAGCGCGACGAGAAGATCGCCACCGCTGTCCCCGCGCTCCAGCCCGACGCCCAAGCCCACGCCGAGCGCTGCCGCGCCCTGCCCCGACCGGCGGTGCAGGCATGAGCGAGCAGCCCACCCCCGCCACTCACACCGGCGTCCACGCCCTGTTCAACCGCCTCGCCGACCACCTCGACCTGAAGCCCAACCAGCCCGCCGACCTCCACACCATCCGCGGCCACGGCCGCGCTCTCGGCCTCGACGAGGACTGGCTGACCTTCCTCCCCGCCCCCGACGGCACCCACCACTCGGAGTACGCCACCCAGCTCCGCCACCTCGCCGGGCCCACCCCCTGAGCCGACACCGCACCCACACCGCCACCGAAAACCCACAGGAGGGCACCCCGTGAAGCGCTTCTTCGCCGCCACGGTCCGCGACCACCGCACCGGCGAGATCACCACCGCGACCGGCACCACCACTGAGGCCGACGACGTCCAGGCCAAGGCCGCGATCCAGGACGAGGTCCGCAAGCTGCCCGGCCGGAAGACGGCCACCCGCATCGACCTCACCTGACCCCCTGACCGCCGCCTCCCCTCGACCCTCCCCCGGCCGGGGAGACGGCACCCCTTCCACCACCACCGAAACGACGAGAGCTGACAGCCATGAACGAGTGCCTCCTATGCGGCGCCCCCGGCGGCGCGCCGTACTGCGGCCCCGCCTGCGAAGCCGCCGACAACCCCGACGAGGAGAAGTAGCCATGGGCCTGTTCAGCAAGATGCCCAGCCCCGAGAGCACCGAGCAAGCCCGCGCCAACCTCGCCGACGACCTCCAGGCCGCGGAACGCGCCAGCGAAGAACGCTCCGCCCGCTTCTGGAACGACCACGCACACAGCAACGGAACCCACAGCGCCGACAGCCGCTGACCGGTAGCCCACGGCCCACGTCCCGCACGTGGGCCCTGGAGATCCGATCAGCCACCCGACCCGAGGAGCACCGATGCGACGCCACCCCACCCACCTGCTCCGCAACCTGCTCATCGCCAGCCTGATCATCCTCGCCGCCATGAACCAGCACGCCACCCGCCAACTCGCCACCCTCGCCGTCGGCCTGGTCCTCGCCGTGGTGCAGGGCATCGCCGACGGCGTGGTCGCCCACCCCGGAGCAGCCGCCCTCCTCGCCGGCGCCGTGTACGTCGCCCACCAGATCCGCACCCACCAGCCCCACGCCCGCGCACGCCACTGACCCCGCCACCCCGGAGGCCACCGTCATGCCCGCCCCCTTCCGCCGGCCCACCCGCCGCATCACCGAAACCGTCCACGGCATCGACGTCGCCTACGACATCCCCGACATCCGGCTGCCGTTCAACCTCGACGCCGCACTCCGCCGTGTCCTCTTCGCCATTGCCATCCTCATGACCGCAGGCGCCATCGTCTGGGGCACCGTCGCTATCGGCAGCATGCTCACCCTCCTCGCCCCCGCCTGGGGCGCCTACCTCGTCGCCGGGGTCTTCGACGCCGGATGGGCCGGCTGCCTCATCGCCGAATGGGTCCTGCGCTACGACCGCGCCCGCGCCCGGATCCCGGCTGGCGTCGGCGTCGCGATGCTCGCCGTCTCGATGGCAGCGATCATCATCGACGGCCACCGCAACCACGCCGTCGCGGTCGGGATCATCGGCGCCCTCGTCTCCGCCGCAGCCAAGGGCATGTGGGCCGTCGCGATGTACACCATCCGGATCAAGCTCGGCCCGAAGTACGAGGCGTACCTCCGCGCCCGGCAGCAGCAGGCCGGGACCGAGCAGGCGTTGGCGCTCGGGGAACGCGACCGGCTCCTCACCGGCGACCGCACCGCCCGTCTCCTGCTCGCGCTGGAGGCCCGACGCCCGGAACCCGCGATGGTCGAGCAGGAGCATGCTGCTGAGCCTGAGATCAGCCTCTCTGAGCCGGGGCTCAGTTCCGCTGATCCCTCCATCGCCGGGGGTGGGCTCAGCGCCGCATCGCCGCAGGTCGCCCCGCCTGAACCGGCGGTCCAAGCCGCTGCGCTCAAGGTCGGGAACTTCGGCTTCTCGGCTCACCTCAGCGCCCAGCAGGCTCAGCGCATCAAGGCCGTGGCTCAGGTCGCTGAGCTCCTCAAGGCCGACCCCGGGATCACCTCCGGACAGGTCGCCGAGGAGCTCGACGTCAGCGCCGCCACCGCGAAGCGCTACCTCCGCGAAGTCCGCCAGGCCAAGTAAGCCGCCCGCCCTGGCCCCCGCCCACCAGCGGGGGCCGAGCCGTCTACGGAGCCACCGTGAAGCTCACCGCCGCAGACCTCGCCACCAGCCTCATCGCCCCCAGCATCGTCACCGGCGCCGCCCTCATCGCCGAAGCCCGGTACGGCAGCAACGCCGTCACCGTCGAGTTCATCGCCGCCGTCGCCACGGGCAAGTTGAGCCTGGTCAGCTTCGGCAGGAAGTGGTCCCCGTCCCTCTCCTGGGGTGCGGGCGCAGCAGCAGCCGCGTTCGCTCAGGCCACGATCACCGGGCTCGGCACCGGGCAGGCGCTCTACTCGTGGCTGGTCTCTGTGCTCATCGCAGGCGCCGCCCGCGGGGCGTACCGACACCACACCCGCCACGACGACATGAAGCTGAACATGGAGGCCGTGAAGCTGCAGACGGCGCTCGTCGGGCAGCAGATCCGGCAGCAGCAGCTCGCCAAGCTCACCGTCCCGGACACTGTCCAGCCGGGTCCGGATCTGTCCGGACGCACCGTCGAGGAGCAGCAGCTCCGCACCGCGGTGTGGGAGGCGTTGAAGGCGGAGCTGGCCGGCTGCCTGATCGAGGCAACCGACGTCGGGTGGCGTGCGCTCATCGACTGCCCGGCCACCCTCGACCGGGCCACCCTGCGTACCCGCTGGCCGAAGGTCGCCGGGGCGATGCGGGTGGACGGGGCGTTCCACCTCGACGACGGGCCGCTGACCAGTCAGTTGGTGGTGAACTACGTCGACGGCGACCCCCTCGACGCGGCGGTCCCGTATGAGTCGGAGCGCGGCGCCACGTTCCTCGACCCGGTCGTCGTGTCCCGGGATGAGTTCGGACAGCCCGTCGCGATCGAGATGGCGTACAGCCACACCCTGATCGCCGGATCCAGCAAGTTCGGGAAATCGACGCTGGTCAGGCTGCTCGCCATCCGCCTCGCCGGGCGTCCGGACACTGTCCTGTACGGGGTCGACATGAAGCCCGGCAGCCCCGAACTCTCCCCGATGCGGCCGATCCTGCAAGACCTGGCGTCCACCCCGGAGGAGGCGCACGCGCTGATGGACTGGATGCGGCAGGAGCTGGACGAGCGCGGCGCGATCCTCGCCGCAGACAAGGCGCAGGAGTGGATCCCCGCCCGGCACGGCCGGCCCGCGGTGTACGTCATCGTCGACGAGCACGCCGAGCTGGTCCGCCAAGGCGACAAGGGGCGGAAGAAGGGCGAGCGGATCAGCGACAAGGTGGAGTCGTTCCTCGCGCTGAACAGGGCGTATGGCATCCACATGATCTCCGCGACGCAGCAACCGTCGTCCGGAGTGTTCGGCGGGAAGACGGACGCGCGCGGCAACTACGCCAACCGGATCAGCACCCGCATGAACGACCGCATGCACGCCCAGTTCGTGTTCGGCAGGGCGAGCGGCTACAACCCCGGCGACCTCACCAAGCCCGGCGAGATCCTCGTCAACACCCCCGACCACTCCCGGCCGTTCCGCTCCCGGGTGCAGTGGCTGCGCGGCGAGGACTTCCGCCGCGAGGTCGCCCGCCTGGCCCGGGAGACGGCGAAAGCCCCGGTGGGGAAGCGGCTCATCCTCCCCGCGGCCGGCGGTACGCAGCAGGAGAAGGTCCGCAACGCGCTGGCCAAGTACGGCAACGTGACTCGCCGGGAGTTGGAGCAGGCGACCGGGCTGGAGGAGCGGCAGGTGCTGAGGGCCCTCGACGGGCTGAAGCCGGACGTGGAGCGGACGGACGCGGGGACGTGGCGTCTGGTCCCTCAGAGCGCGTGGGAGACGCAGGCGGTATCTGTCTCCCTGGACGGGTGAAAGCGCAGGCCAGGCAGTATTTCGCGGGGGTCCCGTTCGGGGTCCCCGCGTTGCCGTGTCAGGGTCCCGTCGCGGGCGCCGCGTTGGACCCGGTTGGGGACCCCGTTCGGGTGGCTGCTCCCCGCATTCCGGGCGCCCCTGTCGGTGGCCGGCGCTAGCATCCCCGCCACACACCGCCTTGGGGGGACCATGCGCCACACCACCACCGCACTACTACTCACCGCCGGACTGCTGCTCGCCGGCTGCTCCTCGGGCGCGACACCGACCCCGTCCAGCCCGGCGCAGAAGCTCGCCGATCTCGACGGCGGTACACACAGCGTCGCCGAGTATCAGACAGCGCTCGACGCGTGGGCAGCCCGGTGCACAGAGAGCCCGGAGAAACTGGCCGGGTACACGTATGCGGCGTTGGACGATCTCCAGAAGAACGGGGTGAACGACGAGACCGAGTACACGGTGCTCGCGCATCTGAAGGATGCGACCCCGGCGGGATCGAGGATGCGCTGTGAGGATGTGGCGGCCGGGTATCTGACGCTGCGGGAGAGCAACGGGTCCTGACCGAGGACGCAGCAAGGCCCCGCTCCCGAGATAGGGCGGGGCCTCCGTCACGCAGCGGGCTACTCGACGGCTGTACGTACAGCCGCTCGCACCGAGTCGGCTGCCCACTTGATGCCGTTCGCGTCGATCACCTCGGCGATGTACAGGACTTGGATCAGGGCCCGGTTGGCGCGGTCGAGCCGGTCGCGTAGGGCATCGCGTGCTGCGTCGGCGTCACCCAGTTCGCGGGCGAGGATCTCGGCAAGGTCAGCGCTCATGTGGTGGGCTCCTCACCCGGGCGCACCAGACCCACGTCCAGGAGCTCGATGACCGCGCGGAACCGGTGACCACACGGCAGCCACCGCATGCGCACCTCCCGCTCGTCGGCACCGAACTCGAACTTCGGGTCCTCCACCCGCTGGTCGACGCGCTCGGCTTCAGCGGCGCAGGCGGGACAGCGAGGCAGCGGTGGGGCAGGCAGGCCGCGCAGGACGGTGCCGAGCCCCTTGGCGGCGCGCTCATCGAACTGGCGGCGTAGATCGTTGACCTGCTGGCTGGTGAGCTGCTGCACGATCTCGCTCATGCGTTGTTCCCCTCGCTGCTCACCGGGCGCTCCGGGGCGAGCTTGCCTACGGTCGGCGGCCTCTTCCGCTCCACCCCGAGCGCGCGGGCGCGGCGGCGGAACACCTCGGGGGTGAGCCCGGTCCAGGCTGCGAGCTGGCCGACGGTGGCGCCGGCCTTCAGCGCGCGGTCGGCGGACTCCAGCATCTCGGGCTTCAGCGTGCGCTCGTCCTCGTAGGCGGTCTTGTAGCGGGCGAACGTATCGGCGTCGTCTCGGGGGGGTGCGTAGTCCTTGGGCATGCTCTCACTCTAGCGCGACGGGTAGCCCTACAGGAAGAGCTACGCGTAGCCCTATTGACAGGGCTACGCGTAGGCCTCATAGTGGAGACATCACCACGAACGAGGGAGCACCACATGACCGCCGCAGCCACCACCCAGCAGGCCCACTGCCTCGGCTGCGGCCGCAAGCTCACCTCCGCCAAGTCGATCGCCGCCGGCCGGGGAAGGGTCTGCGCCGCCAAGGTCCGCCGCGCCGCGCAGACCGTCGACACCACCGACTACAAGGCCCACCAGATCCAGTCGGCCCGCGAGCTGATCGAAGACGGCGCGATCGTCCCCCTCCGCAGCGTCGTCTTCATCGCCGTCTCCACCGACGGGACCGAGACCTACCGCACCGCACCCACCGGCTGTAACTGCCCGGCTGGCCTCAAGGGCAGCCGCTGCTACCACCAACTCGCCGCCCGCCTACTGCTCGCCGCCTGACGAAGGAACAAGATGCATCCTGCGATTCAAAAACTGCTCGACAGCTGGACCCCTACGACGATCACCTTCGCCAATGGCCGACAGCGGACGATCACCGCAAAGCGCCTTCAGGTCTTCGCGGCCAAGCTCGAAGTCGCGGACAACGGTTGCTGGCACTGGACGGGGTATCTCGCTCCCACCAAGTACGGAATGACCAAGATCCAGGGCATCGGCGTGAATACTCACCGTTTCTCGTACCTGGCCTTTGTCGGCACGATCCCTGACGGCATGCACCTTGACCATGCCTGCCACACCGAAGCGATCAAGCGTCAGGAGTGCGCGGGCGGGGAGGAGTGCCTCCACCGGCGGTGCGCCAACCCGTCACACTTGAAGCCCGTAACCCCGCGCGACAACGTGCTGACCAGCTTGTCCTGGGCCGCCGAGCACGCGAAGAGGGCGACGTGCGTCAACGGTCACGAGCTGGAGGGCGATGCGCTCTACGTGCGCCCGAGCGGTGGCCGGGCCTGCTACCAGTGTCACCGCGAGCTGGACAGGCGTCAGCGACGGGAGAGGGCGGAGCAGGAAGGGCGAGCGGTCCTTCCGCTGCCTGGGGACAGGACCCATTGCCCGCATGGCCACCCGTACGACGAGGCCAACACCAGGTATTGCCGTGGTCAACGGGTCTGCCGCACGTGCACGGCGAGAAGTTCCCGCGAGTACCAGGCGCGCAAGAAGGCCGAGCGAGACCGCAAGGACGGCGCCTGAACCAACTTCACGGCGCAGCAGACGAACCAGACCCGCAGCCAGACCCGCAAGGAGACCGCCATGACCGACAAGCAGAAGGTCTCAACCGAAGCCCTCAACGCGATCGAGAACCTCACCGACGCCGCCGACGCCTTCGTCCACGCCCTCCAAACGGCGGCCGACCAGGACACCCACAACCGCGGCTACTGGACCGGGTTCATCGCGCAGATCAAGCACGTCACCGAACACGGAGGGATGGCACTTCAGGCCCCTATGGCGGAGCTCCTCCCCGCATCCGACGGGACACCGAACCGGGTACGCATGGACGCTCTGTTCGACGCGAGCCAGGCCCTGGAGAGTGCGGCGAAACAGACCTTCCGCGCCTCGACCGTGTTCGGCCACAGCGACGAGTATCTGAACTCCGAGCGCTGACCCACCCCACCCGGCCCTTCGGGGCCGGGCCTCGCCACCGCGGCTGTGCTGTACCCCGTCGACTGCCCTATCGCCCACCGCGTCCAGCTCCTCGCCGCTTGGCCGATTCGCCCCACCGCGTCCACCCGACTACGACAGGATGACCGCCATGACCGAGACCGCCGCCGCCCGCATCATCGCCCGAGCCCGCGATGCCTGGACCGACAACCCCGAGACCGAAGGGGGTGCCGACGGCTTCGACCACCACATCTCCATCGTCGGAGTCCAGCCGTTCGGGGAGCTGTACAACGAGACCTACACCCTGGCCAACGAAGGCCACGAGATCGTCGTGGGCGGCGGTGAGGCGCAGCTCGCCGAGCGTAAAGGCCGGGCCGCGCAGCTGTGGGCGCAGGTGCTCCCGGAGCTGGAGGAGTACGCGGCCGGCTGCCGCAGCGCGAGCTTCACCGGTTGGAGCGGTCGGTCCGCCGAACCGGTCCGCCGTATCCGCTGACCGCATCCCGTACAGCTGAGGGGCTCGACCGCCACCCGGTCGAGCCCCTCCGTCGCGCGCCCGCCACCCGTTCGTGTCACAACCCCGTCACACACCCCACGCGCCACCATCCCCCTCCGTACTCTCACCGACCACCACAACCCGCACAACCCAGGGGGAACCATGGCCAACTGGAAACTCATCGGCGGCCTCGCAGGCGGCGTACTCATCCTCGGCGCCATCGGCAACGCCGTCGGCGCCAACCACGACAAGACCCCGACGGCAGGCACCGCCACCACCCCGGCCGTCGGCGCCCCAGCCTCAGCCGACAGCGGCGACGCGAAGAAGGCAGACACCGAGACAAAGCCGATCCCCAACTTCGCCGGCATGGGCCTCCAGTCCGCACAGGACAAAGCGCAGGCAGCCGGCTTCTATGGGCTCGACAGCCACGACTCCCTCGGCCGCGGCCGCATGCAGATCCTCGACCGCGACTGGAAGGTCTGCTCCCAGAAGCCCGCCGCAGGCAAGGCGGTCCCGGCCGACACGAAGCTGGACTTCGGCGCGGTCAAACTCGACGAGACCTGCCCGGCCACAGACCAGGCTGCGCCGGCCGCCGCAGGGTCGACGATGCCGAACTTCGCAGGCAAGGCAGTGAAGGTCGCGCGTGCGGCACTGGACTCCGGCACGTCGATCACCGTCAACGATGCGACGGGGGACAGCCGGTTCGTGCTGGTGGAGTCGAACTGGAAGGTGTGCTCCCAAAAGCCCGCGGCGGGGGCGAAGCTGACCGGACAGCCGGTGACGTTGAACGCGGTGAAGTTCGAGGAATCCTGCTCCTGACGCGCCGAAGCCCCGGGACCGCCGTCCAGTCCCGGGGCTTCTCGCCGCCGCCTCAGCGGTTCTTGCGCCCCCGCGCCTGCCTGGTCTTCGCTGCCTTCCGGGCCATCATGCTGCGCTGGGGGAAGGTCCGGCCGGCGTTCGAGATCTGCGCGGCCTTCGACTTCGAGGCACCCTGTCGGCGCAGTGCGCGGTACACCGCGAAGCGCGTGCGGTACACGAAGCCTGCGCGGCCCCCTCGGTCGCTGACCATGACTGCCCCCTCTGGCCGGGATGCCTTCAATGATGCACCCGCCCGACCGGATCGAGCCCATGATCCGCGACCGATTGGCGCATGTGTCCTACGATTCAAAGGTCGCAGGCCGTGAAGTGCGAGGACGAGGAGGCAGACATGGCAGGCGGACCCGGCCCATACAAGGGCGCCAACCGGGCCGAGAAGGCCGAGAAAGCCCGGATCGTCTTCGACCTCAAGCTCGCCGGCCATACCTTCCGAGCCATCGACGCGATCACCGCCGCACCCGACGGGCCGACCGGCGGCGTCCGCATCCCGTGGACCACAGCCCGCGACCTGCTGAAGGAAGAGCTGGCCAGGCGCGTTGACCCCAAGGTCGACGCCTACCGGATCCTGCACCTCGAACGCCTCGAAGCCGAACTGCTGCGCCTCGACGACCTGGAGCAGCACGCCCGCCAAGTCCTCACCCGACATCACATCACCGTCAACAACGGACGGATCATCTCCGTCGACGGTGAACCGCTCCTCGATGACGGGCCCGTCCTCCAGGCCATCGACCGCCTCATCAAGATCGAAGACGCGCGGCGCCGCAACAACGAATCGCAGCGCAAGTTGCTCGGCCTCGACGCACCCACCAAGGTCGACGCACAAGTCACCGAGGTCACCCAGCAGGACCTCGAACTCCAGGAGATGCTGCGCGAGGCGAAGGCCCGCACCAGCCTGGAAGAGCAGGCACTGCGGGACGGCGCGAGCAGCGACGGCTGACGTGACGACGGCAACCCGCACCGGCTACCTCGACGGCCTCGACGCCGAGACCTTCAACCTCCACGCCTACCTCGCCCAGTTCGACGAACGCCTCCTCGCCGACCCCGAAGGCCGACGCACCCTCACCCGCCTCGACCCCCTGCTCTTCGCCCTCGTCTACCTCCGCCACCACCTCAAAGACACCGAAGGCCGGATCACGTTCGGCGACGCCCACCTCGACTGGTGCCGCGCCGGCCGCCGCTGGGTCCGCCCACCGACCGAACCGGCTGCCGAGCGGGACGCGTACATCGCGCCTCGCAACACTGGCAAGAGCACGTGGTGGTTTCTCCTGCTGCCGATGTGGGCGGCCGCGCACGGGCACATCCAGTTCGCTGCCGCGTTCGCTGCGTCCGCCACGCAGGCGGAGACGCATCTGGCCACGTTCAAGCGGGAGATCGACAACAACCCTCTGCTGCGCCGCGACTTCCCCGACCTGTGCGCGCCGGCCAAGCGCCCGTCCGGAGCGAGTGTCGCCGACACGCAGAACATGTACGTCGCCAAGTCCGGGCTGATCTTCGCGGCCCGCGGGATCGACAGCTCCAGCCTCGGCATGAAGGTCGAGGAGAAGCGCCCTGACCTGCTGCTCCTCGACGATATCGAGCCAGATGAGAGCAGCTACTCTGCGGCCCTCGCCGCGAAGCGCCGGACGACGCTGATCGACGCGATCCTCCCGCTGAACATCTACGCGCGGGTGGTGATCTGCGGGACCGTCACCATGCCGGGCAGCATCATCCACCAGCTGGTCCGGGCGGCGAAGGGCGTGCATGCCGAGGAGTGGATCCGCGAGGAAGGCGTCCGGGCGCATCACAGTCTGCCGATCGTGGAGCGGGCGGACGGTACGGAGCGGTCGATGTGGCCGGGGAAGTGGCCGATCGGCTACCTGCTGGAGATCCGGCACACCCGCAGCTACGCGAAGAACATGGCGAACGATCCACTCGCCGCGGACGGGGCGCTGTGGACGCCGGAAGACTTCCGCTACCCGGACGAGGCCGGCGCCGACCCGGTGACGCACATGATGCTGAGCATCGACCCGGCGACCACCGCCAAGAAGAGCAGCGACTTCACCGGGCTGGCCGTGGTGGCGTGGTCGACGCAGCGCCAACGTTGCACCGTGCACGCAGCTCTGGCCCTGAAGGTCCGGCCGGGCCCCGAACTCCGTGACCGGGTCCTTGCACTGCTCGACGAGTTCCCGCGGATCGGGCTGATCCTGATCGAGGTGAACCAAGGGGGCGACACCTGGCAGGCGATCCTCCACGACATGCCGGTGAAGGTGAAGACGGTGTCGCAGTCAGAGAACAAGTTCGTCCGCGCTGAGGGCGTGCTGGCCCACTACGAGCGCGGCCGGGTGCTGCATGCGCGGAAGCTGCCGGATTTGGAGCAGCAGATGTGCACGTTCCCGAAGGGCCCAAACGACGACATGGTCGATGCCGTCGGCAGTGCCGTGCGGCGGTTCATCCCGGCAGTGAAGAAGCAGGCGCCGCCGAGTGCGGTGAGCGCGGGCTACGTCTGACCTTCGTTTCTAGCGTCCAGGCATAGTGGCGTGATAGTTACAGCGACTTGCGTGACCGTCTATCCTTCGATTCAAAGGTCGAGTATGGGGGTCGCATTGGAAGACATGGCGCGCGCCGACCTCATGTACGGGATCGGAGAGCTGACCGAGGCCCGCCCCGCCTACGACCAGGCCGCGATGTACTACGACGGCAAGGTCCCCGAGGTCTTCACCAGCACCCGCATCCGCCGCGCGCTCGCCGTCCACGGCATCGACTTCGACCTCAACTTCGCCAAGACCCCCGTCAACGCGGTCACCAACCGGCTGAAGATCGCCGCCATCACCAGCCCCGACCCGGACGTGACCGCCCTCATCTCCCAGATCTGGCAAGACAACCAGCTCAACCTGGAGATGCCCGACACCTTCCGCCGGGCCGGCGAGTACGGCGACGCCTACCTGATGGTCCTGCCCGTCGAGGACGAGGCCGGCAAGGTCGTGCGGGTCGAAATGTTCTACAACTCGCCGCAGACGGTGCGGGTGATCTATAGCGAGGACAATCCGCGCCGCAAGGCATTCACGATCAAGCGATGGTGTGAGGGCAAGTACCAGCGGGCCGAGCTGTACTACGACGACCGCACCGAACGCTGGACGACCGCAGCGAACTCGCGCGGCGAGCAGGCCAAGGACTGGATGCACTGGCCGGCCGATTCCGAGGACCCGGAGTCCTGGTCGATCGAGCACGACTGGGGCGAGCAGCCGGTCTTTCACTTCCGCACCGACCGGCCATACGGCACGCCGGAGCACTACGGCGCCTACGGCCCGCAGAACGCCGTCAATAAATTGCAACAGACGCACATGGGCACCGTCGACTACCAGGGATTCCCGCAGCGGTATGCGCTCACCGAGACCGCGAACACCGACACGAGCGATCTGGAACCCGGGGACTTCGCCGACAACGACTGGCCGTTCCCCGAACAGGGCCTCGGCCCCAAGGACTCGGGCGAGGACAGCAGCCTGAAGGCCGGACCCGGCGAGATGATGCTGCTCCGCGGCTTCAAAGCCGTCGGGCAGTTCGATGCGGCGCAACCAAACGTCTTCCTCACCCCGATGGACTTCAACATCCGGGCGATGGCCCAGATCACCGACACGCCGCTGCGAATGTTCGACCCGCAGTCCAGCCGCCAACGCTCCGGGGTCTCCTTCCAAGAGGAGGACGGCCCGTTCATCAGCAAGGTCGAGAACCGCCAGACCTCCTACGGCGCGACCGTGCATGAGGCATTCGTGTTCGCGCTGCGCCGCCTCGGCGTGGCCAACCCGGTGATCACCGTCGACTGGGTACCTGCCCGGTCCGTGTCGACCGCGGAGGGCTGGCAGACAGTCAAGGCCAAGATCGACGCTGGTGTCCCCAGGCGGCAGGCACTCATGGAGTCCGGCTACCGCGCCGAGCAGGTCGACGCCTGGCTCGCCGGCGTCGACGACTCCGAGTTGCAGCGCCGCGTTGACGTCCTCGCCTCGCTCGCTGACTCCGCACAGAAACTCGGGAGCGCGGCCACACTCGGCGTCATCACCAGCGATCAGGTCACCGCGCTGCTGTCCGGGACGATCGACGATCTCGAAGCGCTCGCGCAGGCGCAAGAGGAACGCTGATGCCGTACTCCAGCGACCGCCTGCTGCATCTGGTCCAGGACGAGCACACCGGCGAGGTCATCGACCTGGAGAACAGCGCCGCCACCCGCGCGCTCGCCCGGTCGGACCGCGCATTCGAAGACCTCATCCGGGCGACGCTCACGGCCTGGACCCGAGCATTCGGCGGCCCCAACCACCAGGCCCTGTCCGGCGACCTGCTGCGCCGGATCCTCAATGCCGCACAGTCCACGGTCCGCCGCATCCTCGGCGGTGTCGCCGACCGGGCACCCGGCGCCCTCGCCGACCAGCTCGCCCCCGCACTGGCGATGGGCGTCGAGCAGGGCAGCGCGTTCGTGACCGCCGCGTCCGGCCGGCGCCGCCGCGCCCCGCGGGTGCCAGCCGTGCGGCGGGTGTTGCGGGACGAGGCGCACCGGATCCGGGACATGGTCATCGAGCGCCGTGACCGGGCACTGCACCTGCTGCATCCGGACCGGGTGACGCGCTGGTCGCACCTGCTGGCCGGGCTCGGCGCAGCCAGGGCAGCGCTGCCGGCGGTGCGGGCGCACATCGCCTGGGTGGTCAACATCGCCGTGCATGAGGGCTTGGACGCGGTCGTGCAGGCGACGGCGCCGCTGCGGGTGTGGGTGGCCGAGGCGGACGCCTGCGCGGTGTGTCTGGCGTACACCGGCCGCGTCGTCAAGATCGACGAGCCGTTCCCGGGCGGTCTGTCCTGGGATCCGAAGCAGCGACGCACGACCGTGCCCGCGATCGACGGGCCGCCGAAGCACCCGCACTGCCGATGCCGGGTGGTCCCGTGGAGCGACTCGTGGAAGGCGGACGGCATCCCGTTCCCGGAGGCGCTGCGCCGTGAGGCCGAGCGCGCTATCGGCTACGGCCGGGCCCGCCCGTCGGAGTCCCGTGCCGTCCGGCTGAGGGCCGCCCGTGAACTCCTGCGCACCGTCGACGACCTGCTCCCCGCGGTCGAGACCACCGCGCGCACCGCACTCAGAAACGGCCGCTTCCCAGCCGCCGCATAGACCTGGCACCCGACGATGGGCCGCCGCCAACCCCGTGATGGGAGAACACAGATGGGCATCCACACCACCACCCGCCACCGCACCACGATCAGCCGGCCGCCCGGGACGGTGCTCGGCTACCGGGCCGACGGCCGTCCGATCCACGTGATCGCCGGAGGCGCCGAGGACGACGAGCCGGACATCGTCGTTGACGACGAGCCGGAGCCCGAGCCCGCCGACGACCCGGAGCCGGAGGCCGAACCGGAGCCCGAGCCGGACGACAAGCCGAAGCCGAAGCCCCCGGCCAAGAAGGAAGACGAGTACAAGGCTCCGTCGCAGAGCGAGTGGGCGCGCACTCAGGCCGCGTTGAAGAAGGCCAACGAGGACGCCAAGCGGCACCGGCTCCGCAACAAGGAGTTGGAGGATCAGGGGCGCGCCAACGAGTCCGACCACGAGAAGGCCCTGCGCGAGGCCCGCGAGGAGGGGGAGCGTCGGTTCCGGGAGCCGATGAAGAAGTCCGGCGTCCGGGCAGCGCTGGCCGAGGCCGGGTTCTCTGCGCCGGACCGGCTGATGAAGCTCATCGACTGGGATGCCATCAGCGTTGACGACGACGGCGACCTCATCGGCGCCGAGGCCGAGGTGGACCGGGTGAAGGCCGACTACCCGGAGCTGCTGCCGCAGGCGACGCCGAAGCCGAAGGCCCGCCCGACCGGGGCGCCGAAGACGGCCGCGGTCGAGAAGCCGAAGTCGACGGCGGAGCAGCACGCGGCCCGCCTCCTCGGTAGGGCTTGACATTCGAAGGTACATTTAGCCTGTGAGCTTTGATTCGGTGATCGAATCGCGCTGACACCCTTGCTTGCGAAGGCGCCCGTGATGGGGCCCGAGCCCACCAGCTTCCCCATCACGCCGCCCGCAGGAGGGCCACAATGGCGCGCAATACGCTCGAAGCATGGATCCCAGAAGAGTGGGAGACCTCGCGGGTAGTCCAGTCCATCACCCAGATCTCCGCAGTCGAGTCCCTCGCAGCCCGCATCACCATGGGCTCCGACACCAAGCACGTCCCCCGCACCGCAGGCATGTCGGTCGCGGTCGTCGCGAAGGGGGGCACCTACGCCGAGGACACGTCGCTGAACGACGAAGTCCTGCTCAGCGCGGTCAAGTTCGGCCAGGCGGCCCGCATCGCTGAAGAGGACATCGACGACTCGGTCGCGAACGTGATCGATGCGAAGATGATCGGCTGGGGCAAGTCCTACGCCAAGATGATCGACAACGCGTCCCTCGCCGTCAGCGCGGCCAGCAACGGCACGACGATCCCGTTCACCAGCCTCTACCAGCTGCTGAACACGACCGACGCCACCCTCAGCTACACCGGCGGCACGAACATCACCACCGCCTCCTCTTCTGGCGCCCCGACGTACAGCGAGTTCAACACCGCTGTCGGCCTCGTCGAATCCGGCGACTACTTCGACCCCGGCAGCATGGTCGCCATCGCGCACCCCGCGTTCCGCAAGAGTCTCCGCGGCGTGCTGGACGACCAGCACCGGCCGATCTTCATCGAGGGCACCGCAGGAACCCCCGACACGATCTTCAGCATGCCGATCCGCTGGAGCCTGGGCGCGAAGCTCGCCGCGACCGCCACGTCGACGCCGACCGGCCGCGCCCTCATGGCGTTCGTCAACCCCGAACTGATGCTGCTCGGCGTCCGTTCCGGCCCGGAGTCGATCTTCATCGACGGACGTGACGGTTTGAGCGCGTTGACGGACGAGTCGATCCTCAAGATGCGTGCCCGCCGTGGCTGGGCCTACGGCCACCCGAACGGCGCCAGCATCCTCGTCGGCTGACCCCCCTGTGACCCCCGTACCGCTTCCATGGCTGGGCGGTACGGGCCACCGGTCGGAGGTGAGCCATGGCAGCAGCGAAGAAGACCGCGGCAGCGCGGCAGTTCCCGGCGAAGGCCGGCGAGCCCGAGGTTGAGGTCGACGAGCGGTCCGCGGACGGCTCCGACGGCATGCGGTTCGTCAAGAAGTTCGTCGTCCTGGCCCGCCAGTGGGGCGGCTCTGACGACGAGCACACCGCGAACAAGGCGGGCGTCGTCAACGAGGCGATCCAGCGCGGCCTCCACCCCCGCGGCAACGTGTCCTTCGACGGTGCCGAGGACCAGCCGGACGGGGTGTCGCTGACGCTCACCTACTCGGTGGAGACCGTGCCCGCGTCCGTCGACCACAGCTCCGAGGACACCACCACGCCCCGCAAGGTGATCGAGGGCAACGGCTGATGGCCGCGGCCTGGGCAAGCGCGCAGGACGTCATCGACACCACGGGTGTCACGGTGACGGAACAGCAGCTTGTCCAGGCGCAGAAGAACATCGAGGTCTTCAGCAACCGCATCTACCCCGACTCGGAGCGGATGCGGACGCGGGACCTCTACTGGCTGGGCCAGGCCGTCGCCTACCAAGCCGCGTGGCTGGCTGGCCAGTTCGGGCTGGAGACGCGGCTGGATGCCACGCAGATCCAGCAAGACCAGGTCTCCTCCACGCTGACGGGCGACGGCCTGGTCCTCGCACCCATGGCCGCCCGCGCCCTGCGCCGGGTGTCGTGGATGCGGTCCCGCACGGTGCACATCCGGTCCGCCATCGAGGGCGCCGGCCCGATCGTCGGGGATCCCCTGACGGACGGCTCGGACGACCACATGGTGTGGGCTCCGTACACAGGGGGTGCGTGATGCAGGCCATCGCCACCACCCTCGTGTCCGTCCTCCGCGGCGTCACCACCGACGCCTACGGCGACGAGCAGGACACCGATACCCCTGTCCACACCGGCATCCCAGCCAGCCTGACCGAGCAGTCTCGCCGGGTCACCACCCGCGACGACCCCACCCCCCGCATCGTCCGCTACGCGGTCGCCCGGGTCCCGGCCCAGACCGACGTCACCGACCAGGACCGGCTGCTCGACGAGCGGACCGGCGCCATCTACAGCGTCGACGCCGTCTCCTCGATGGCGAACCCCGCAGCCACCCCGGACATCCGGCTCGACCTGCGGCGCACCACCTAACCGAACAGGCCACCACGCCCGGGGAGACCGGACAGGCCAAGTACGAGACCACCTTCGGAGAGGAGGCGGCCATGGCGCCATCCAGCATGCGGCTCGACCCCAGCGCACGCGAGCACGTCGATGCGGCAGTCAACGACTGGATGCAAAACGTCATCGGCCGCGACATCCTCGCCGACGCCCAGAACCTGGTCCACAAGCGCACCGGCCGGCTCCGCGACAGCCTGCGCGCCGAGTGCCACGACAAGGTGCTGCGCGTCGGATCGCTGGACTGTAACTACGCCACCGACGTGGAGATGGGCACGGCCCCGCACGTCATCCTGCCGCGGAACAAGAAGGCGTTGCACTGGCCCGGCGCGGATCACCCGGTGGCGCGCGTCAACCACCCCGGGACCGCGCCGATGCCGTACCTGAGGCCGAGCCTTTTCCAGCGGAGGACGCCATGAGTCTCCTGCTGCGCGCCACCCCCGAACTCGTCGCCACCGCCTGGCTGACGACGGTCGTTGGCGACCGCGTCGCCACCACCCTTCCGAAGCCTGCTGCGGACGGCTCTATCTCGTGGGCTGATGAAGGATTCGTCACCCTCGTCACCGCAGGCGGCACCCCCAACCTCTACGTCCCGCTCCGGGAGCCGGTCATCGGCGTGGACTGCTGGGCCACCAACCCGGGCTCGCAGAAGCCGCCATGGAACAAGGCGGCCGCCCTGGCCGAGGCGATCCAGGCCGCCTGCTACGACCACCGGACCATCCCGCAGACCGTGACCCTGCCCGCCGGCTACCCGGCCGCCCGGGTCATGTCCGCGTACACGACCGGCGAGCACCGGCGGATCCCCGACGACCCGTCCTCGTATGCCCGCTACAGCATCCCCGGCCTGGTCGTGACATGGGTGGAGGCGCCGTCGTGACCCGCTACGCCCTCCAGGGCGCCCTCAGCCGCGACCTCCTCACCTGGAACGGCCGCGTCCTCGTCCACGACAACGCCGCGGAGATGGAGTTCCTGTTCACCGGCGACGTCCGCGTCATCCCCTGCCCCCGCGGCATCCCGCCCGAGCAGACCCTCGACATCCGCTTCCACCCCCAGCTCGCCTCCGTGACGTGGCCATTGACCAAGGAGCAGTTCCGGTGACCCACCTGATCAGCACGACCATGCGGCCCGACCAGGTGGTCGAGGTCGAAGACGCCGAGTACACGGACCTCCAGCGGCAGGGACTCGTCCTCGTCGACCACACCGAGCAGGCCGAGGCAGCCGCTCCGGCCACCACCAAGAAGGCCGCCTCGCCGGCCGCGAACAAGGAGGGCTGAGTCATCAGCGTTACCACGACCAACCTTGTACAGGGCCCGGCGACGCTCTACAGCGGAGCGTTCGGTGCCACCGAGCCGACCGATACCGCCGTCAACAGCGCCCCGGCCGCGTCGACGTGGACGGACGTCGGTGGAACTCAGGACGGGGTCAAGCTGACCGTCGACCAGTCGTACACGGAGCTGGAGGTCGACCAGGTCGTCGACCGCGTCGGCTCCCGGCTGACGAAGCGCGACTTCACCGTCGAGACGTCGATGGCGGAGGTCACCCTGACGAACCTGTCGCTCGCCCTCAACGGTGGCACCTCGGCGTCGGGTTCGGGCTACGCCAGCTTCGAGCCGTCCTTCGCCTCGTCCGCCACGCAGCCGACCTACAAGGCGCTGCTCTTCGACGGCTGGGCGCCCGGCACGTCGGCGTTCACGAGGCGCGTCATCGTCCGCAAGTCCCTGTCCACGGACGCGGTGGAGATGGGCTACACGAAGGACAAGATGACGCTCTTTGGCGTCAAGTTCTCCGGCCACTACGTCAGCTCCAGCATCTCGCCCATCCACGTGGTCGACCAGACCACCTAGTCGCCCCCTATCCGCGCACGCTTCGAGGAGCACCACCGATGGCATCCACCACACGTCAGAGCACCGCAGCCGCCCGCAAGCGCGCAGCCACCAAGCCGGCCACCGGGGCTGCGTCGCTCGACTTCGAACCGATCCGGATCGACGCCGACGAGGACGTTGTAGAGGAGCGGGTCCCGCTCTTCTACATCGGCACCGACGAGTACACGATCCCCAAGTCCATCCCGACCGGGGCCGCCCTCCAGTACCTGCGGATCGCGGGCGAGCGGGGAGAGCAGTTCGCCGCACCGACCCTGCTCACCCGCGTCCTTGGCGAGGACGCCTACCAGGCGCTGGAGGACTCCAAGGCGTTGGACGACGACCAGCTCAAACGCATCATCCAGATCGTCGTCGACCTCTCCCTCGGGCGGGGAGAAAAAACGGAGGGAAAAGCGAGGTAGGCCCAGCCTGGGCCAGCGTCCTGGATGAAGGGTTCCGCCGGACAGACCTGTCCGAGACGGTCGTGGAACGACTCGAAGAAGTCCTCTGGGTCCTCGACCACGAAGCTGATCTCGACGCCGATTTCCTGGCCATCTACGGCATCGACCTTGAGCAAGCCGATGTCTCCGCCCCCCGATACTTCGCCCTCGCCCACCGCCTGACCGCCTACCAGGGCGTAATGGCAGCCCGCGTAGACGACGAGCGCGACCGACCGAGCAGCACCACAACCCGCACACAGGCTGCCCCGCCGGCACGGCAGGGCGGCGGCGAGAACCGTGAGGTCTCGCTGACGGCATTCCGGGTGATGTTCCCCGGGATCGTGAGCGGAGGAGGGTGAGGGGTGGCGGGCTCCTTTCGCATCGCAGAGGGTTACGTAGAAGTAACGGCCGACGAGTCCGCCTACGACACGGCCATGACGCGCCTGAAGGCCAAGGATCATGTCGTCAAGGTCGGTATCGACGTCGACGACAAAGATGCGATTGCCAAGCTGGACAAGCTGGTCAAAGACCGTGTCGTCAAGATCAGCGCCACCGCTGACACCCGCGTTGCCGCTGACGAGCTGGCCAACCTCACCCGCCGCCGCGTCGTCGCCGTGGACACCGACCTCGATGAAGGCGGCGCCCTCTCCCAGCTTGGCGCCCTCGTTACCGATCGCACCGTCCGACTCTTCGTCCAGGTCGACGACGCCGACGCCATCGCACGCCTGACCGAACTGACCCGCGACCGCATGGTCAACGTCCTCGCCGACGCCGACACCCGCGTCGCCGCCGCAGACCTCGCGAATCTCACACAGCGGCGGACGGTCCGTGTCGATGCGGACGCCGACACAGCAGCGGCACGGGCGCGCCTGGACGATCTCACCCGCGACCGCCACATCAACGTCCGCGTGGATATGGACCGGTCCGTCCTCGGCTCCCTGTCCAGTCTTGGCGGCGGGGGCGAGAGCGGCAGCGGTGGGCTCAAGAAGCTCTTCTCGGTTCTGACGAACTTGAAGGTCGTGGCCACTGGCGCTGCTCCCATGCTTGCGTCCCTGGGGCAGGCCATCATCCAGATGGGTCCGGCGGCCGCCATCGCGGTACCGGCGATGTTGTCGTTGGGTGCCGCATTCGCCGCTATCAAGATCGGTACCAGCGGGATCGGGGACGCGTTCAAGCAGGCCTTCACGCCGGCCGTGTCCTCCGGCAATGCCGCCGCCGCGTCGACGAAGAAGGTCGAGGCTGCGCAACGCTCGCTGGCGAAAGCCCAGCAGGCGGTCAAGGACGCCGAGGTCAACGCGGCTGCCGCCCGGGTGAAGGCGGCCAGGGACATTCAGGATGCGCAGCAGAGCCTGAAGAACACGGTCTCTGACGTCGCGGACGCCAACCGACGCGGGGCGGAGTCCGTCGCGTCGGCGGAGCGGGACCTGGCGGACGCGCAGCGCGCGGCGAAGCAAGCCCAGCTCGATCTCACGCAGGCCCGTAAGGATGCGGCGCAGGAGCTGGAAGACCTCAACGCCCGGCTCGCGGACGCTCAGCTCGACCAGCGGCAGAAGGTTCTCGACCTCCAGGACGCCACGCAGGAACTCGCCAAGGTCAAGGCCAAGGGCGCGGCGGCGACGCAGGAGGAGATCGACAAGGCGCAACTGCAGTACGACAAAGCGCTGCAGGCTCTGGCCGAGCAGCAGACCGAGACGCAGCGCCTGCAAGACCAGACGGACCAGGCCAACGCCGCTGGGGTCGAGGGGTCCGACAAGGTCACGAAGGCCAAGCAGGGCATCGCGGCCGCCAACCAGCAAGTCAGCGACAAAACCCAGTCGCTGACGGATGCGGAGATCGAGGCTGCACGGACGCAGGAGGACGGTGCGCAGCGCATCGCGAAAGCCCAGCGTGACGTCGCCGATGCGCAGACTGCTGCGGCGAAGGCGGCCACGGATGGGGCCCGGCAGATCGCGGACGCGCAGGAGGCGGCCAAGGAGGCGGCGCAGGCCTACGCGGACGCGCAGAACTCCGGGGCCGTGGCCACGTCCAAAACCGCGGACGCGATGGCGAAGCTTGCACCGAACGCCAGGGCCTTCGTCACCGCGGTCATCGCCCAGCGCGCGGCATGGCGCGGCCTGAAACTCGACGTCCAGAACGCGCTGTTCGCGGGGCTCGGGCAGAAGTTCACGACCATGTCGACGGCGATCCTGCCATCCCTGGAGACCGGGCTGACAGGAACGGCCAGCGTGCTGAACACGATGGCGAAGAACGCGTTCGACGCCGTCACCAACCTGGGCAAGACCGGCCAGCTGCGGCAGATGTTCGACGGCCTCAACAATGGGCTCAAGCCGCTCGCCCGGTTCCCCGCCCAGTTCATCACCGGGCTCACCCAGATCTCCATCGCGGCGAGTCCCGCGTTCCAGCGGATCAACACGGCGGCCGGCGGGATGGCCGACACGATCGCCAAGAAGCTGAGCAGCGCGTTCGCTTCGGGCCGGCTTGAGGACTCGATCAATACGGCGGTTAACGTCGCGAAGCAGTTCGGCCAGGTGATCGGCGACATTTTCGGAACGCTCGGCAACGTCATGAAGGCGGCTGCCGCGGGAGGTGGCAACGCTCTCGGTGGCCTGGCTGCGGTCTTCCAGGAGCTCCGGAAGATCACGGCAATGCCCGAGGTGCAGAAGGCGCTGACGTCGATCTTCACGGCGGTCAACTCGATCGCCAAGCTCGTGGCCGGGACGCTCGGCGCGGTCATCCAAGCGGTGTTGCCGCTGCTCGCCGCGCTGGCCCCGGTCGTAACGCAGCTCGCGACGGAGTTCGGGCCTGTTCTTGCGCAGCTCGCCGAGGCGCTGGGTAAGGCGCTCATGCCGATCATCACTGCGCTGCTCCCGGTCGTCGGCGACCTGGGCAGTCTTCTTGTCGGCCTAGTCCAGGCTGTGGTGCCGCTGCTCCAGCCGATCGGTGACTTGATCGGTGTGCTGATCACAGCGCTCGCGCCGTTCCTCAAGCTGTTCGCCAGCAACCTGCAGACCATGGTTACGGCGCTGGTGCAGTTCCTCGCGCCCGTGATCACGGCACTCGTGCCCGTGGTGCAGACGTTCGGCCAGCTCTTTGCCCAGATCGCGCCCCTGTTCGCGCAGCTCTACCCGGCGTTGCTGCCGCTGATTCCGCCGCTCGCGCAGCTGACGGTGGCGCTGGTGAACCTGGCCATGCAGGTGATCACGCCGCTGTTGCCGCTCATCGTCGGGCTCGCGCAGTTGCTCACGGGCACTTTGTCTGTCGCCGTCGGCTTGCTTGTGCCGGTCATCAACGTGGTCGTGGGCGCGATCACCGGTTTCGTGAACGCCATGAGCGCGGGAGTGAAGGCGATCGTCGCAGGGTTCCAGTGGCTGTTCGACGTGCTGGTCGGGCACAGCATCATCCCCGACCTGGTCACGGCGATCGTCACGTGGTTCACGCACCTGTGGTCGGAGACGAAGCGGATCTTCAACGGGCTGAAGACCTGGCTCGTGAACCTGTGGAACAGCATCTGGACATCGCTCCGCACGCGATGGAACTCCTTCTGGAGTGGCCTCAACTCGTCGATCATGGGCGCGTTGAGGGCGGTCCGTGACAGTTTCAGCAGCCTGAAGAGCAGCATCACGAACACGTGGAACTCGCTGTGGAACGGCGTCAACAACAAGATCATCGGGATCTTCTCCGCCATCAACACGAAGATCAACAACTTCAAGAACGGCATGAAGTCCGCGTTCTCCAGCCTGCGGGACAGCCTCGGCACCATCTGGAACGGCGTGAAGTCGAAGATCGGCGCGCCGATCAAGTTCGTCGTCGACACCGTCTACAACAACGGCATCCGCCGCATGTGGAACACCATCGCCGGAAGCATCAGCAGCAAACTCACCCTGCCCAAGATCAGCCTCGGCTTCAACCAGGGCGGCATCGTCCCCGGCGCCGGCAACCGCGACACCGTCCCCGCGATGCTCACCCCCGGCGAACGCATCCTCTCCAACCAGCAGGTCGCCAAGATGGGCGGGCACCGCGCCATCGACGCCGCCCTCGGCGACGGCCCGACCCAGCCGCGGCGGCAGGACCGGCGCAAGCCCGTCCCCGAGTTCGGTGGTGGCGGGATCATCGGGAGCGTGACCGGGGCGCTCGGTTCGGCCGCGGACTGGGCCAAGGACGTCGTCGTCGGAGGACTCCAGGCTGCGGCGAAGAAGGCGATCAGCTCGGTGATCCGCCCGCTGATCGGCCGCATCCCCGGTGGCGGTGTCGGCAGCCTCATGAAGGGCTTGTCGAACAAGGCCTTGGACGGGATCCTCAGCTACTTCGGCGGGCAGGACAAGAAGGCCCAACAGGTCGACTACAAGCCCGGCGGAGGCGTAGCCCAGTGGGCGCCGCAGATCCAGCAGGCACTCCAACTGCTGGGCCAGTCCTCGGGCTGGCTGGGCACAGTCGAACGCCGCATGAACCAGGAGTCCGGCGGCAACCCGACCGCCGTCAACCGCAACGACATCAACTGGCAGAACGGCACCCCCAGCGTCGGGTTGATGCAGGTCATCGGCCCCACGTTCAAGGCGTATGCGGGCCAGTTCCGCGGGACCGGCCCGTTCATGTACGGCACCTCCACTGCAGCCCTGCCCAACATCTACGCGGGCCTCAACTACGCCATGCACCGGTACGGCTCCCTGACCGCGCTGAACCGGCCCGGCGGCTACGACTCGGGCGGACTCCTCCAGCCCGGTGCCACCCTCGCGGTCAACCGGACCGGCCGGCCGGAGCGGGTCCTCGACGCGCAGCAGACGGCGATGTTCGAGCATCTGGTGAATGGCGGGGGTGGGGGCGGGGTCACGATCCAGGCGATCAACGTCAACGGCACTTTCGATTTCTCCAGCCCTGCTAGCCGGAGGGCCGCGGCGAACGCACTCGTCAAGGAGATGAAGGAAGCCATCCGACTGTCCGACAGGAGCCGTGCCTGATGGGCCTGTTCAACTGGGGCGACCTGAACATCGGCCGCATCCCTCTCCGTGAAACATTCGTCGCGACCGAGTCCGGCGGTGACGGCCGCGGACTCGACCTGGAAGGGCAGGAGTCGTATCCGCCGCTCACCCGGGCGCAGGTCATCTCCCGGCACGACGGCATCAACGCCCTGGTCCCCGGCCAGGTCATCCCGGCAACGTTCACGGACAAGCCGGAGCGCAACGGCTACTACACGGTCAAGAGCTCCTCGTCGACGTACACGGAGTACCTGAACGAGGCCGTCACCGCCGACTGGAAAGTCAGCCTGGACCGGGTCGGCTCTGACGCCGAAACCGACCTCCAGTCCAGGCTGACGGGTGCCGTCCGGCTGAACGATTTCAGCTTGCCCGGCGAGCGCTGGCACGCCCCGCCGATCGGCCACTACGGCTACTACACCGGCTCGACCAACCCGACCACGATGACCCGCACCGGCGCGGACGGCGCCATGACCGTCTACCGCGGTGTCCCCGCGAACACCTCGCCACGCTGGGGCTGTGTACCAACCGCCTACCTGGTCGGCCGCGTAAAGGTGACCACGACCGGCAGCCAGGAGGTCTACGGTGCCGACGTCCCCCTCGCCGCGACCGGCTGGTCCCTGACCAACGGATTCGTCAACGTCACCACCTCAGCGTCCGCCACCATCGACGTGCAGGCGTACACCGGCGGCGCCTATCACTCCAAGCTCTGGAACGTCAGCGTGGCCGGCTCCGCATCGTCGATTACGTCGTGGGACGGGGCGACGCTGCTCCGCAACGATCCCGAGGCGTGCATCCTGCGCCTGACCAAGGGGTTGAATCCGGGCCGGGCGACCCTTGACCTGACCCTCCGCCGCGGCAGCAGGTTCGTGGAGGGCTACCTCCAGACCGGCACCTCTGCCACCCTGTCCGCCTACCGCTCGACGCTGGAGACGAACACGTCGTTCGCGGCGTCCGGGTACGTCACCGCCACCGGCAACGACGCGGACAGCAACCGGTTCGCGGTCGGCTCCGCGCGGACGTTCACTGCGCACACCAACGGCGGCGTCACAAAGAGCAGCGCGACCAGCCTGGACTTCTGGATCGGCGTTGCCGCAGGCGGCGGCTCCGCGGTCTCCGGGGACGCGGCCACTGACCTGCGGAATCAGTACGTCGCCTGCATGCCAGAAAGCGTCTACGGAGTTCGGAGGTAGGCGCGGATGCCGGTTCAGGAGGTTCTCAAAGCCCTTGGCTCGTGGGGTATCAAGCTCAAGCCGGCCACCCCCCGCGACATCCTCGACAGTTTGGATTACTTCGGCCACGTAGCGATCGTCCCCGGCCGCCTGGACCCGCTCCAGTACGGCGACAATCTCCTCACGACCGCCCGCTATGTCGGCGTGCTGCGCACCAAGACGATCGGCGACGACGGCCGCACCAACGCCCCCCAGGACGACTTGTCGGTCGGTGGCGTGGGAATGGCGTTCTGGCTCGGCGACGAGGACGGCAAGGGCGACGTCTACGAGAACGCCGTCGCACCCGCCTCGACGTCGTTCGCCACCGCGATCAACATGCTGCTCCCCGCGTCCGGCGCGGTCACCGCGGGCACCATCTACTCGGTAGCCGGCCAGTACACGGGCCATCATCAATACGAGTCGCCGCGGGCCGCGATCACCTACGTGTGCGACACCATGTCCACCACCAGCGTGCCCGTGAGCTGGCGCGTCAATGGCGCCGGAACGTTGGACGCCGGTCCCGACTCCAACCTGTTCATCACCAACCCGACGTGCGTCATCATGGCCACCGGCGCCGGCGAGGACATGGCGTTGCGGGCGCTCCCCGGTTCCACGGACGTCACCCGGGACGTCGAGGACTACTCCACCCGCGTCGTCCTTCTCGCCGAGGGCGAGGGCACCAGCATCGCCACCGGGTCCGCAGACATCTCACCGGTGACGCCCTACAAGGACATCCACGGCAATGCACTCAAACTGACCCGGCTGGTCAGCGAGTCGGATACGGCGAGCACGAACGCCGCCGTGCGCGCGCAGCTCGCCCTCAGTCAGTTCACCTCGACCCGGAACGCCCTGACCCTGTCGACGGCGGACTACGACGTCCACGGAACTTTCCAGGTCGGGGACCGGGTGTGGGTGTACGACCCTGACAGCGGTCTCGTCGACACGACCACCGAGATCACGTTCCGCGGGATGCGACTCAACCCGCTGAAACTCCAGGTCACCGAAACCTCCTGGTCGGTCACCAATGCGTACACGGTCGCCTACCGCTCCGTGGACGGCACGTGGATCGACCTCACCCAGTACATCGAATGGGAGACCGATAACACCAACACGGTGACCGTCGGCGACTTCGACCGGCAGCTCACCAACACGGGCACCGAGCCCGTCGGCTCCCGCCCCAACGCCGACACGTCTACGCCCGCGCAGCCGAACTTCGTTACCCCGTTCCTGGGGTCGGCGTATCTCGACAACCGGGGTTTCACCCGGGCCCGTGTCGTCCTCTCCTGGAACGCCCCCCTCAACGTCGACGGCAGCACGGTCCTGGATGGCGATCACTACGAGATCCGCTACGCCATCGACACCGACATGCTGTACCCAGCCACGTGGACGCAGGTGTCGCAGGTCCGGTGGCAGGATCTGCAGACGTGGGCGCAGCCGTTCGCCGCGCCGACTGGCAAATGGCAGACGATGGTCGTCAACTGGGATTCGACCACGGCTCAGCTCCAAGACCTGTCGCCCGGCGTCGGCTACGACGTGCAGATCCGCGGCGTGGACAAGACCGGCAACACCGGCGCTTGGTCGCCGACCACCACGTTCGTCGCATCCGCCGACAACCTGCCGCCCAGTACGCCAGCCGCGCCGTCGGTGGCTGGCAGTCGCATCGCCGTGCAGGTCACCCACACGCTGGGCAAGAGCTCCGGCGGCACGTACAACTTGGAGTCGGACCTCGACCACTTGGAGATCCACGTCTCCTACGAGCCGGGATTCACCCCGGACACCACCACTCTGAAGGGGAAGGCCCTCGCGACTGCGGGGATGATCCAGGCGCAGATCCCCGTCGTGTTCACCGTGCAGGTCGAGGAGGTCTCAGCCCGCTACGTCAGATGCGTCGCGGTCGACAAAACGGGCAACAAGTCCGGGCCGTCCGACGCGGCGACAGCGACCGCGCTCCTCATCGACGACGCCCACATCAGCGACCTCACCGTCTCCAAAGTCACCGCGGGCACCATTGGCGCGGACTTCATCGTCGGCGCCCGCATCAAAACGGCTGACACTGGGGCCCGCGTCGAGCTCAACTCCGGCGGCATCGGCTGCTGGGACGCGGCCGGCACACAGACGGTCGCCATCGCCGCGGCTGATGGCTCCGTGTCCATCATCGGCACCCTCAAATCCGGCACGTCCGGGAAACGCATCGAGATCAATCCAACCGCCACGTTCCTGCCCGAGATCCGCTGGTACGCCAACACCGGCAGCGACTACGGCTACATCAACGCCGTCTCCTTGGGCACCGAGGTCGCCCTCGGCCTCAACTCGTCCAGCTACGACGATGGCACCGGCGTTCAGGTCATCTCCCGTACCTATCTCGGCGCGAGCACTGCCGAATTCGCCGTCGTCCGCTCTGATGACCAGTCGCGACGTGGCGGCTATGTCAGGGCCACTCCCGTCAATCTTGAACTCGGCTACAGCAGTGCCGATGTGACTGGCGGTTTCTTTCGCGCGACCGCCACGCTCACACAGGTGGGAACAGAGATCGGCGACACCGAAGACGCTCGCATCGATTTCGACCACACCGACGGGACCGTGCGCGTTATCGGCGAAATGGACTATTACAACAGTTCACAGAATGCGCTGCTGATGAACTCCGGCAGCGCGGCCGGATCGTCCGGGGTCATCCTCACCTACGGGGCCACGAGCACCGGCACACCGAAACTCCTGGCGACGCTCTACGACCCGTCGAAGACTGCGTCGAACGCCCTGGCCGTGAACATCACCGCCAGGTCCACGACGGGATTCACGGCTTCCTTTTCCGGCAATACAGGCGGCTCGGCGGAGTTGTCCTGGTGGGCGTACAGGATCAACTGATGACACAGCGAAAAGTGATTGCATCGAGTATCGAGACAACGCCGCGCGGCCCCGTCGTCACGGTCACCATCGACGTCGGCGAGAAGGGCGTCGACCCGGTGCTCCACATTTTTCCGCTCGACACTCTGGAATGGCGGGCGGCGGAATACGACATCGACCACACCGCTGTGGACGACCTCCTCGACATCGTCCTGCACGAGCCCTACCTCACGGACGATGCGCCCGTGTACACCGCGGTCACGGGGGCGGAGGCTCGTGCCGTGCATCGGGAGCGGATCGCCGCGGTCAAGGCCAAAGGCCAAGGCGTCGACGTTGGTACGGGCGGGTCGAGGACGGATCCGTTGCAGCCGGTGAAGGACGTCTACACCCGCTTCGCGGACGCCGGTGAGGTCGAGGCGAAAGCGCGCCACGTGAAGCGCCACCGCGCAGCCGTGCATGCCCAGCCGCGCCCTATCCCGACGGGGTGGGCACGCCGTCCTATCGCTCCCAGCCAGCCCGAAGTGAAGGAGACCACCCGTGCCTGATCCGTCCACCACCAGGTTGGCCCTGTACAAGTCCAAGTCGGACGGGTCCGAACTGGTCTCCTACACCCAGGACATCGGCCAGAACTGGGACCGGGTCGACGCTGCGGCCGGTTTCCAGGCGTGCACGTCCAGCACTCGGCCGTCGTCGCCGTACTCCGGCAAGCCGATCATGGAGACGAACACCTCGTACCGCAGCTACTTCTCCAACGGGACCAGCCCGGCGTCCGCATCCTGGGTGGAGATCCCCAACAGCTCCGGCACATTCGGCGGCAACCTCACGCTCGCATCGGGCAGCAGCCTCTCGATCGGCGCGGCCACACTCACCCGCTCAAGCGGCGGCGCCCTCAACCTCAACACCAACTATCAGCGCACCGGAGCCGCATCCACCGACGTCGCCTACAGCGCCCTCGTCACCGGCGACCCCTCAGACCGGGTCCGCATCTACACCAGCGGCAAAATCGAGATCGGGCCCGGCAACGCAGCCCTCGACGTCAACCTCTACCGCTCCGCCGCCAACACCCTCACCACCGACGACGACTTCGTCGCCAACAATCTCTTCGCCACCGGCTGGAAAAACCTCACCTCCTACGGCAGCTACCAGAACTCGGCGTCATCAGGCAGCCCCACCCCGCAGGTCCAGGACGTCACCGTGTGCGGACTGAAGCTGCGGTTCTTCCAGGGCACCATCAACTTCTCCGGCGTCGGGACCGGGTCGTACACGTTCTTCTCCTGGACCGCCGGCTACGCGCCGAGCTACGAGCGGGACTGGGGCGTGGCGGGCGCGCCGTCCTCGGCTTCGTACCGGGCGTTCCTGTCGACGTCTGGGAACTGGGGAATCACCGGACAGGCGGCGTCGCAGACGTCGATCAGCCTGGACCAGTTCAGTCCGATCGTGAACCCGCCCGGCACCCTGTGACGTCAGCGTGCATCGCCGAGCGGCGGCGCCTCCGCTCCGACTAGAGAGGCAGGGAGCCCGCTTGCGGGGGGAGACTGCCGCTCGGCCTCCAGCTCCGTGATCTGGTCCTCCAGTTGCTGGATCAGGCCGCGGAGCATGAGGTTCTCGTCGAAGAGTTCGCCGCATCGCTTCCGGTAGATCGGGAACGCTGCCTCCACGCTGACCTGCTGGGACTCGGCCATCAGGCCACCACCTTGTCTGCGAGTTCCCGGTACCGGTCCAGGAGGTCGCTGCCGTTGAGGAACGCGTGTTGGGGAAAGAACGACCAGTGGCTGACCACTGCATTTCCTCGGAGGATGTTGGGTGCCCCTGTGGCAAGCGGGTGGTGGATCGTATGAAAGCTCTCCTCCTCGTCAGGGACGAGGACGCCCGGTCCGGCGTCGAGGCCGGCGTACATGCTGCCGAGGCTGGCGAAGCAGCTCACGGAGAACTGGGTGCCGGGGGCGATGGGGAAGTCCTGGTAGAGGTACAGGTCCTCGACGGTGCCGGCCTCGATGTGTGACAGCAGCAGCTCGTGGAGCTTGACGGCGAAGGGTCCGTTGGCCCAGCCGTTGGGGTCCATGCAGTACTGCTTGACCTCGCCCCACTCGGCGGGGATCTTGCCGCAGAGCTGGAGGAAGTGGGAGACGATCGCATTGTTGACGATGATCGGGAACACGGCCGTGGGCGCGGGCATCTGGAGCCTGGCGCGGACGAGGTTCTCGATGGCGTCCTCGTGCAGGTAGACCACATCGTCGTCGAGGCGGATGTACACCGTGTCGGGGTCGACCATCTCGCGGTAGGCGAGCCCGGTGTACCGCTGTTTGGGGAGGTTGCCGAGGTCGACGCCTTCGGGCCGGTGCTTGAGGTGGAACCACGGGTGCTGCTCGGCGAGCTGGTGCGCGTAGGCGACGTCGTCTTCCTGGCCGACCGCGTCGGTGTTCATGAAGGCCCAGACCTCGTCGATGAGGCCGCGTTCGACGTCCCGCTGCAGGTACTTGATCAGAATGCTGTACGTCCGGACCCGGCCGTAGGGGGTCCAAGCTACGGTCTTTCGGCCGTCGATCATTCTCGTTTCCTTTCAACGTATTCGGCCATGCCTCGCAGTTTCTTAGGGTCGTCCCTGAAGAAACCGACCCCCACGTTGCACCCAGGGCACAGGAGGCCACGTATACATTTCCCGCAAGCGCTCCTTCCGGGACAACAGGTCTTATCGTGGTCGACGTGCGCTTCTGCGAGGGTCAGTGGAATGAGGCACCCAGCGTTGCCGCAGGAGTCTCCTTGCTCCTTGAGTAGAGCTTTCAGTGTGGCGTCGTCGACTCCGTAGCGATGGCGGCGATACGAGGCGCGACGCTGTTCCTTCATTCTCTGTACGTAAGCGACGTTGTAGGCGTGCTGCTTAGCCTTGGCTTCTGGCCTCTGACGCAGCTGCCGCTCGTGCTCTTTCACTTCGGGTCGCTCACGTCGGGCCCTCGTGTACTCGTTGACGCAGGACTTGCATTGCGGATACCTCTCATCCTTCCGATTCTTGTCGCGCGTGAAATCTTCAACAGGCTTCTCGATCTGGCATCGCGAGCACTTCTTCATGTGAGTATTCTATTTGCCAACACCCCCTATATCCGGCGCAATTACGAATTGCCTCACGTTTCCCTTTTAGTGGTCCGGTGTTGTGGCGGCCACTGCCGTGACTCCGCCGTCCACGGCAGGTCAGGGTGCAGCTTCCGCAGCAGGTCCACGGTCGCTGCGTGATGCTCAGCCCGTCCGCCGGACAGTTGCCCGGGGTGGACGCGCACGAGGTACAGGGGCTGCTCGATGACGGCGTATCGGGTGAGGCCGGCTTTCCAGACGCGGATCCAGAAGTCCCAGTCCTCCGCCGTGCCGAACGTTCCGGGCGGGGTGGCCTTCGCTGAGTAGCCGCCGACGGTCTCCCACACCTCACGCCGGAACAGGGCCTCGTCGATGAGCGGCGGCCAGTGGGCGAAATCGTCGAGCGTCGCGTCCGGGAGGGACGCCTGGACGGTGTCCGCTTCGCCGAACTGCTGCGCATGGGGGACGACGAAGTCCCTGCCGCCGTCCGCGTTGAGGACGGCCACGCAGCGGGCGATGCATTCGGGGTGCAGGAGGTCGTCGGCGCTGGAGGTGAAGATCGCGTCGCAGCCGTCGTCGAGCGCCAGGCGCGCAGCGGCGTTGAGGCTGAGCGGCCAGCCCTTCCGGGTCCGGTTGCGGGTCATCTTGGTGTACAGGTCGGGGTGTTGGCGGAGCCATTCGTAGGTGCCGTCGGTGGAGCGGTCTTCGGCAATGTAGGCGTGCGCGGGGTGGGTCTGCGCCTGGATGCTGGCGAGCATCTCTTCGAGCCAGGGCAGGGCGTTGCGGGCGGGGATGATGACGCCGACCTTCACTGCTGCCTCCTCGTCCACATGTCGTAGGTGGCGAGGACGCCGGCCTTCCACGGGGTGGTCGGCGCCCATCCTCGGATGGCGCTGATCGCCGTGTTGTCGGTGACGACGTGCTGTAGGTCACCGGGTAGGCGGTCGCTGTGGACGACGTCGGAGGGCACGCCGTAGGACACCTCCAGCCAGCGGAGGAGTTCGAGGAGGCTGACCTCGTTCTCGGGCCCGCCGCCGACTTCGAACGTCCGGCCTTGGTAGGCGGCATGGTTCTCGACGATGTCGACGAGGAGCTTGGTGAAGTCGTCGATGTAGAGGACGTCTCGGCTTTGGGTGCCGTCGCCGTGGATGGTGATGGGGCGGCCTTCACGGGCGGCGCGGAGGAACCAGGTGACCCAGCCGCTGTCGGCGGTGCCGTCCTGGCCGGGGCCGTAGACGGTGGAGGGGCGGAGGGTGACGTGGGGCAGGCCGTACAGCTCGGCGTAGAGCTCGATGTATCCCTCGCCGACGGCCTTGGATAGGCCGAGTGGGGTGAGGAGCCCATCGGCGCCGGGGTGCACCTTGACGCTGGAGGTGAAGACGACGGGGATGCCGCCCGCGCGCCGGGCCGCTTCGGTCACGTTGAAGGTGCCGACGGCGTTGTCGCGGAAGTCTGCGGCCGGGTCGTCGAGGCTGGCGCTGGTGGAGCAGGACGCGCCGAGGTGCACGATGACGTCGGGGCTGGCGGCTTCGACCGCGAACTGGAGGGCGGGCAGGTCGGCGGCTGGCCAGCCGGTCCGCTTGTCGACGCCGACGACGTTGTGGCCGCATGCGGCGAGCTGCTGGACGAGGTGGCCGCCGATGAACCCAGCTGCACCCGTGACGAGGATGTTCACGCGGCCACCGCCAAAGGTGCGGTGAGTGCGGCCTGCCAGTGCACGTTGGTCGCCTGGAGGATCGACGCGGACGCTTCACCGCGCGCGGTCATCCCGATCCGCTGCCGAAGCTCCGGGTCGTCCGCCAGCTGCTTGAGGTACTTCCCCCACTCGTGCTCGCGCCGGACGAGGAACCCGTTCTCCCCGTGCCGGATCACCGCCCGGTACGGCTCGATGTCCGACGCGATCAGCGGGATGCCGAGGATGCTCGACTCCAGCCACTTCGTCGGATACTTCGCGGCGTTGAACGGGATATCCCGGTACGGCGCCACCCACACGTCCCACTCGCCGACGGCCTGCATGTAGTGCTCATGCCGCTCGATCCAGCCCCACGTACCGATCTGACGCCCCTGCAACCCCAGGCTGATCGCGTTCTCCGCCGAGATGCCGACGAGCGACACCCGGACGCCTCCAGAGCGCGGGTAGCGGGAGATCCTGGTCAGCGCCCGGACCGCCTCGGGCAGGTCGGCGACCGTGGACGACGTACCAGCCCAGCCCACCGACAACGGTCGGCCCTCGGCCTGGTAGTCGCGGGGCTTGCCCAGGTACTGGGCCGGCAGCCCGTTGGGGATGACGCGGACGTCGGCGGCGTAGTCGCGGAGGACGGCGGCCAAGGGTTCGGAGCAGCAGGTGACGACGTCGGCGAGCTGCATGTTGGAGGCGAGCCGTCGGAGCATGGCCGGGTCCCAGGTGCGGGCTGCGGCTGGGTTGGTGGGGTCGAGGTGGAAGTAGTCGTCGTCGAGGTCGAGGACGAGCCGCTTCCCGATCTCCTTGAGCCGCTGCCACATCATGGTCGGCTCGGGCTTGGCGACGCGGCAGCCGACGACGGTGTCGAGGACGGCCCAGTCGTGCGGGAGCCGCATCCCCGCGGACACGGCGTGGCCGAGCCATTGCAGGCTCATGGCGGGGAGTCCGGCGCGGTAGAGGGCGGAGCCTGCCACGTCGGCCGACCAGAAGTGGATGCGCGCCACGTCAGGCCGCCAGGTAGCCGGGGAGCCACTGCTCGGCGTAGTAGCGGACGGTGTGGTGAATGCCCTCGTCGAGGGGCACGAAGTCGGCGGCCGTCATGCCGATCTGCTGGAGCGTGGACGTGTCGGAGGTGACGACAGCGTTGGGGATCTCGCCGGGCCGCATCGGCAGGTGAGTGATCCCGACGGGCTCCCGGCCGGTGACCTTGGCGGCGTACTCGGCGACGAGGTGGGCGATGTCGTTGACGGTGACCGAGGTGAGCGGCCCGACCTCGACGGGGCGTTCGGTGGGCCCGTTGGCAGCGGTGTGTTCCAGTGCGGTGACGAAGGCGCGGGCGACGTCAGCGACGTACACGCAGTCGGAGATCTGGGTGCCGTCCCCGTACACCTCGATGGGCGCACCGGTGAGGGCACGGCACACGAAGGCTGGCGCGATCTTTCGTACCTTCGACGTCCCGTAGGGCTTCGCCACCGACTGCCCCGGACCGTAGGCGTTGACCGGGCGGACGATGGTGACCCGGCCGCCCTCGCGGTAGAGGTTGTACATGCGGGCGAGGTCTTCGGCCGCGCTCTTGGTGATGGTGTAGCAGCCGGTGCCGACGAGCCGAAAAGCGTGGTTGCCTACCCCGGCGTAGACGACGGGCAAGTTGTACTGCGTGGCCGCCTCGAACACGTTGAGGCTGCCGAGGATGTTCGTCTCCGCCGACGGGCGCGGGTTGCTGATCGTCTCCTGCGTGCCGAGGACAGCCGCGAGGTGGATGATTCCCTCGCAGTGCGCGGCAGCCTCCGTCACGGCGGTGGCGTCGCGGACGTCGCCGAGAAAGAACTCCTCCCCGGGCGCGAGGTTCTGTCGGCGGTCCTGGTGGTCCATAACGAGGACCGTGTGGCCGCGCGCGATCAGTTCTTTGCGGATCCACGAGGCGATGAAGCCCGAGCCGCCCGTTACGAGTGTCTTCATCGGTTTCGCTCCACGTAGTCGGCTGCTGCTCGCAGCGCTTCTGGGTTGTCCTTGAACCAGCCGAGTCCGCCGTTGCATCTGCGGCAGAGCAGCCCGCGCACACGTCCGGTCGTGTGGCAGTGGTCGACGTTCCACTCAAGGCCGATGTCGTCCGGATCGTCCGTGCGGCAGATCGCGCATCGGCCTTCTTGGGCGGTAAGAAGTTCTTCGTACCGCTCCTGGGTGACGCCGTACTTCCGCCTGAGGTGCCGCCACCTCGCCGAGTCCAGGCGTCGTTGGCGGAAGGCCGGGTCGTCCCGCCACTTCTTGCCGTAGTAGGCGTTTCGGCTGCCGCGCTTCTCCGGCGTGCCATTTCGGAGATAGTCAGCTCGGTCGCGGCAGGGCGGCGAGCAGTAGACCTGAGCCCTCCCCCCACGCCGAGGGGTGAAGTCTTCTTCGCAGACTGGGCACTGCGCGCCGGCCGCACTCACTTCTTCTCCTTGCCGGCGGGCCTCGCGTGGGGGCAGGCCTTGCAGTGCTCGCACTGTGGGAGGCGGTCGGCGCAGTCGCAGCGGGGGCAGCGGAGGCCGGTGTCCTGCTCGCTCACGGCGACTCCTTGGCGGGCGTCGCGAGGGCTTCGTCCCAGCGGTAGTCGCAGCGGGAGCAGCACCGTTCGAGACGCTCCGGCCCTGCCGATCCCAAAGTGATACGGCCGTGGCCCGGCTCGCCCTTGGCCTTGTACTCGGTGTAGGCGCCTTCGTTGCCGCACTTCGGGCAGCGTGCGTCGTCGCCTGAGAACGGGGGTAGCGGCGTCGGCTCGGTCATCGCGAACTCCGCGCGGTGGTCGGGTAGTCGTAGGCGTGGACCGGGGCGTGCGGGGCGAGCACGAGGAACGCGAAGAGGAACGCCAGCCCGGCGCAGATGCCGTTCACGACTCGTCCTCCGGTTCGCTCATCGAGCGCAGCCGCTGGAGGTCGGCTCGCGTGAGGACGCGTTCGCCGGGCTTGAGCGTGGTGATGACGAGGCCGGGGCGGAGCACGCCGCCGTTGTCGTAGGGGGTGGGGTCGGTCATGGCTGGCCTTCCTCGTGGATGCGCTTGGACTCCAGCCAGAGGTCTTTGAGGACGGCCTTCATGACGAGGCGCATGGCGCGGGCGTGCTGGTGTCCGGCACTGAGCTGGGTGCCTTCGGCGGCTGGTTTCCCAGAGGGGCCACAGCGGCGGCAGGGTGCGACGTGGACGGCTTCGGTGTACTTCTTGCGGCCGTCGTCGTAGACCGCGCGGTATGGGGACCGGGCCTGCTTGATGCAGGATTCGGCGACGAGGTAGGCGCGGGTCTTGGCTGTGGTGGACCAGTTGGCGCGCTGACCTCGCGCACGGGTAGGGGCGACCCCGACGGCGGGGGCCTGGAGTGCGCCGGTGTTATGGCCGGGGTCGCCCTGCTTGCCCCCGCTGCCGCTACGACCTTGGGCTTCGTCCGATCTGTGGGCGGCGGGGAGTACGTGGAGGCCGCAGTACGCCCACAGTTCGGAGACGAGACGCGGCCGGTTATGGAGGGTGTTCCAGTAGGGGTCACCGATGGCGGCGAGGAGTCGGGCGCCTTGTTTCTCGCCGACGCCGATGGTGGCTTTCACCCACGGGCCGAGCGGGTGTTTCCGCACTGCACGCTGGAGGTTGAGGGTGGACTGGTGCTCCAGCTTGCCGAGGGCTGCCACCACGTCCGCGAGCGCGGCTACCTGGGGCTGGTCGAGGGTGAGGCCGAACCCGCGCTCTTCACCGTCCGAGTCGGTCTCGGTGCGGGTGAGTTGGCGGAGTCGGTTTTCGTTGGCGATGCGGGTGCGCTCAAGGTCGTCGAGGACGTCGGCGAGGAGCGCGAGGAGCGGGGCGTTGGAGTCGGCCCACGGGTTGGACGCCAGCACCGGCGGCTCTTCATTGGCGGCCGTTCGTGGCATGGCCGGTGTTGGCGGGTTGTGCTCCCCGACGGCGGGAACGTGATGGGTCTCGCTGATCCTCTGGCCGTCGGGGAAGTCTGCGGCACCAGCAGCAGCGTTAGGCCACTGGGCCTCGCGATTCATATGGCCGCCGCTGGCGCCAGTCTTGGGGTCGAGGTACGTCACGCCGCCGCACCCCCAACAGAGTCGAGAACCGAGGCGGGCAGATCACGCACTCGCTTCACGCCGTGCGTGCGCACGAGTTCGGCCAGACCCTCCAGCCGCTCCGCGACCGCCGACGTGCGGGCCGCCTGCTCCCGTCGCTGCCCGGCCGCGAACATCAAGTCGGTGAATCCGCAGTCGCCGAGGAACTTCCAGTCGTCGTCCCCGCCGCCCACGCAGTAGCGGTCCTCCAGCCACTTCGGGGCGGCGGCACGGATCGCTGCGACCTTCGCCGACCGGGCGGGCCGAGGAGTGGGCTTGACCATCGGGCGCGGCACGGGACCGGGTGACTCGGTCATCACCTCCGACTGCGTGTGCAGCGTGAGGCGGGGCGCTGAGGTGACAGGCGGCGTCCTGCGAACGGCCGGTGCGGGCAAGGCGAGGGAGTGCCGGTTGCGGCGTTCACGGATCTCCTCGCGGACCATGCTCGCCAATACCTGACCCAGCGCGGGGCGTAGGTCTGCGTCGTCGATCCGGTCGAGGATCTCGTCCGCCAGCGCGTGAGGGTCGGTCAACTCGCTTGACGCGAGGACGCCCCTGACGAGGTGGCGAAGGTTGAAGTCGCTCATGCGCACTCCTGCGGGTTGGTTGCGGGTTGTGGTGGCAGGGGTCAACCCGCAAAGGAACTCCCCTGCCACCGGCCTCTGAGCAAGGGGCCGATAGAACCGTACCTTAGATCCGTAGGTCGAATAGGGCCCACAGGCTACGATTCGTAGGTGACGCTATCTGTGGGAGGGCCCGCATGACCGCACACCACCCGCTCGGGAAACTCCCCGCCCAACCCGCACGCCCCCACCTTCGGTTGTCGCCCGTCCTCCGGGAACGCCTCACCTCCCCGCCGCCCTCAATGGACTGGCAGGACAACGCCATCCGCTGGCCGATGTACGGCAACGCGGACTGGGGCGATTGCGTATGGGCCGAGGTCGGCCACGCGATCAACCAGCTGACGTACTACGCCACCGGAGCCGAGGTCACGCCCACCGACCAGGACATCCTCAAGGGCTACTCCGCCGTCACCGGCTTCGACCCCAACGCGGGCCCGCCCGGCAACAACCCCACCGACCAGGGCACCTACGTGCAGGACGCCCTCAAGTACTGGCGCACCACCGGGATCGCCGGGCACAAGATCGTGGCTTACGCCTCGCTCGATGTTGCCAACCTCGTCGAGGTCCGCCAGGCGATCGCACTGTTCGGCAGCGTCAGTATCGGCCTGCAGTTCCCCGACTCCGCCATGCGGCAGTTCAACGCAGGCCAGCCCTGGGACGTCGTCCGCGGCGCCAAGAACGAAGGCGGCCACTGCGTCCTCGCCGGCGCCTACGCCGAGGACGGCGTCGGCATCGTCACCTGGGGCGCCGAGACGAAGATGACGTGGCGGTTCTGGACGCGCTACGTCGACGAAGCGTGGGTCGCCCTCGACGCGGACGGCATGAAAGCCGCGGGCGTCTACTTCACCGGCGCGCCCAGCTTCTACGCGCTCGGCGAGCAGTTCGCGGAGCTGACCGGTGAGGCCAACCCGGTCCCTCGGCCCGGTCCGGTGCCGTCCCCTCCTCCGTCGCCCACTCCTGCTGCGGATCCTCGACTGGTTCAGGTCGTGGCTCTGATGCAGGCGTGGGCGCACGACAACCACGTGACGGGAGCCTGACCATGGCCGATCTCTGGATGCCTGGGGCGATACGGTCCGACGTCGGGGACCACGCCCCGTGCGACACGCAGTACCCGGCCAAGGCAATCGCTCACATCACGTGGGATCGCAACGCCACCGCGGCCAAGCCGCAGGCCCTCGTCCCGTTCGCCGACCTCCTCGGCTACTTCACCGGCAGCGGGATTGGCGTCGCCCCGCACATCCTCTGGGATCCGTTCGGCGGCCGGTTCGCACAGTTCTACCCGGCCGACTCCCGTAGCAAGAGCGTCGTCGACCTCGCTGGCGGGACCCGAACGAACCGGGCCGGGAAGGTGGTTCTGCAGATCGAGGCGCTGTTCTTCCCGTACTGCAAGGCCCCGGACGGCAAGGTGTACGCGCAGCTTGAGGACACGCCCTGCAAGGGCTGGCAGGCGCTGCAGGACTGGGTGACGTCGTGGGGTGTTCCGCAGGCGTGGCCGATGGGTCGTCCGACGGACTTCTCTCCGCACCGCAGTGAGCATGTGTGGGAGACCGAGGGCGGCTGGTACGGGCACGGTGAGACGCCGGAGAACACGCACGTCGACCCGGGTTCCTGGCCCGCGTTCCTTGCCCCGCCGAAGCCGGTGCAGAAGCCGGTCGACGAGCCGTTCCCGGGTGCCGCGTTCTTCCGAACAGGCCGCCGGTCGCCGGTGATTGCTGCGATGCACAAGCGGCTGGTGGCTGTCGGCTGCAACCACTACGCCTCGGCTGCGAACGCCGACGTGTGGGGCTCGGGCGACGAGCGCAGCTACGCGGCCTGGCAGCGGAAGCTCGGCTACACGGGCACGGCCGCCGACGGGATCCCGGGCCCGTCCAGCTGGTCCCGGCTCCACGTCCCCAACGTCTGACCCTCTGGAAGGAACCCCGTCATGACCGTCACCCTCGACTCCGCCTACTGGCTCGGCCTGCTCGTCTCCGTCGTCCTGCCCGTCCTCGTCGGACTCGTCACCACGAGAGTCACGGACGCTGGCATCAAGGCGGTGCTTCTGCTCGCGCTCAGCACCGCGACCGGGTTCATGACCGAGTACGCCGGCCCGCACGACGCCGGCTACTCCGTCGGTACCGCCGCCGTGTTGGCGCTCGTCAGCTTCGCCAGCGCTGTCCTCGCGCACTTCGGCTTCTGGAAGCCGGTCGGCGTCTCCGGTAAGGCTCAGGACTCGCTCGTCAAGGCGGCCTGAGTGCAGTGCCGCGCGGTCCGGCGGTTCCATAAGGCCCTGGGCCGCCGCGGCACGTTCCTGCTGATCCTCGGCGTCGGCAAGACGTGCTGGGGCGTGGGCTTCATCGCCGCGCCCCAGCCGAACCCACAAGGCCTGGAACTCCTCACCGACCACGCGCCGCTGCGCTGTTGGGCGTGGCTGTGGATTCTCGCCGGGCTCATCACGGTCTTCTGCGCGTTCCTGCGGGTGGGCCGTGACGGCGTCGGCTTCGCGGTCGCGCTCATCCCTCCCACGGTCTGGGCGACCGCCTACCTGACGGCGGTCATCGACGGCACCTTCCCCCGCGGCGGGTTCGTCGCCATCTGGTACCTGGCCTCGCATGTCGGGGTCATCCTGTGGGCGGCCACCGTTCCTGAGCATTCGGTCCCCCACCTGTCGAGAACCGCGGGGAGAGGCAAGGCGCCATGAGTGTGTGGGCGGGGATCGTGGCCGTGCTGGGCACGGTGGGCATGGTGGTGGCTGGATTGTTCGCGGCGCGGGCGACGACGCGGGCGGCGGCGGCTACGGCGGAGGCGACGCGGGCGGCCGCGCGGGTGCAGGTCGAGCCGAACCAGCGGGCTGAGGATCGGGCTGCTTTTGAGGCGATCAAGACGGAGTTGCGGGCTGACCTGACGGCGACGAGGGAGGAAGTCCGGTCGCTGCGGTCGCTGGTCCGGGCGTTCGCGGGGTACGTCGGGGAGCTGACGACGCAGATGCGCGGCCATGGAATCGATCCGCCGTCACCGCCTGAGCGGGTTGACGAGTACAACCGGACTGGAGTCTGACGATGCCTCTGCCTGATGGTGTGGCCACGGTCACGCTCACCGCGGTGTTCCCGCCCCTCTCCCCGGACGGCACGGATCGGCAGGGCGCGGCCGTCTTTACGCCCGTCCCGCCGGTGCTGGTCGACCCGGGCGGCATCTACCTCGGCCCGGAGAACGCAACCATCGGCGCGTCCGGGCTTCACGTGTCCCTCGTCGCCACCGACGCCCTCGACGAGCCGTTCATCTGGCGGATGGACCTGGCGTTGACCGGGCAGCCGCCGATCTCCCGCAACATCAGCCTGCCCGCCTCTGCGGGGAACGTCAGCCTCGGGACGGTGCTGGAGGTCGAGCCGCTCCCTACCGACTACGTCGTCGTCATCGGACCCCGCGGGCCACAGGGCGCGGATGGCGGAGCGTCCGGGCCAACTGGCCCCGCGGGCGGCGCACTCGCTGGGACGTACCCGGACCCGACCCTGTCGGCCGGCAGCGTTGCCCTGTTCGACGCGGCTGGCGCTGCAGCTTCGGCGCAGGCTGCGGCCATCAGTACGGCGGCCGCGGATGCGACGAGTAAGGCGGGGGCTGCACAGTCGACTGCGATCAGCACGGCTGCGTCTGACGCGACGACGAAGGCGAATGCGGCGCAGGCTGCCGCGATCAGTGCTGCGGCATCGGATGCGACCAGCAAGGTGAGCACACACAGCGCGAGCACCACCTCGGTGCACGGGATCGCCGACACCACGGCGCTGGAGACACAGAGCGGCGCCGCCAGCAAGGTGAGCGCCCACGCGGGCGGTACCGACTCGCACGGCGACCGGGCCTACGCGGACAACAAGTTCGCGACACTCACAGCGCTCGGCACGACGAACAGCACCGTCACCACCCTCGGCGGTGCTGTCACCGACCTCGACGGCTTCGTCCAGGACTGCCTCACCCGCGTCTCGGCCATCGAGCAAGGGACCGCGTTCCTCGCCGGCCTCAACGTCGCCGGGCCCGCGCAGGTCTCCGGCGGCAACCTCACCGTCACCGACTTCACCAAGGGGTACCGGTTCCGCGTCGACGGATCGTCCCTGGACCTTGAGGCGACGGGCACGGACCTGATCCTCTCCAACTGGTCCGGGTCCGGTTTCAACGGGACGCAGCGCAGCTATCTGCGGCTGTCGGCTGATGCGCAGAACATCCAGGTGGCGGGGAAGGTCGAGTATGTCGACGCGCTGTACGGGGCCACGAAGCATGTCCTCGACGGCACGGCCAACACCGCTGGGTTCTTTGGGGCGACGCCGACGGGGCGGCCGACGGTCACCGGGTCGCGTGGCGGGAATGCGGCTCTCGCGTCGCTGATCACTGCGTTGGCGACGCTCGGGCTGGTCACGGACTCGACGACTGCGTAGGAGCCTGTCACAGGGACGATATTTTTCGGCCGCACCCATCTGTTGCTGTGGCTGGTTTTGGGTGCATGGTGTGCGTAGGTGATCCATCCCCTCCACGGTCGGGTTCACCGTCTGGGGCCTGCCGTCTTGGGAGGGGCAGGGCCCGCCGCGCCTCCCGTCCCTCTCCACGGGAGGCTATGCGGCTGCCCGAACGCGGGGAGCCGTAGCTACGCGGCTTCGACGACCTCGGTGCGGACCGCGTCCGCCCACGCGGTGACCAGCTGCTCGTACTCGGCGCGCTCGGCTGGGGTGAGGGTGCCGCGGGCGCGCAGCCAGAGGGCGCGTATGTCCTCGTTGAGCTGGGCAGCAGACCGCACGGAACCAGAGCAGGTGGGGTCGGAGGGCATGCCCTGATTCTACGGGCGGCCGCGGACGTCAGCTCTCGGCCGGAGGCTCCACCACATACGAGCCCTTGCCCCGCACCGTGACGACCAGGCCCCGCTCGACGAGCAACTGCACCGCTGCGCGTGCCGTCGGCCGGGACACGTCGAACTCCTCGACGATCCCCGCCTCGGACGGGATGCGGCGCTTCGGCGGATAGTCCCCGTCGGTGATCCGGGCGGCGAGGATCGCGGCGATCTGCTCGTACAGAGGCTCAGGTCCGTCGAGATCCAACGTCATATATCGACCGTAGGGGGCATACGACAATGCTTCTCGTCACGTGACGTCACATGACATGCCCTGACAAGTGGGCGTAGCGTTGGCGGTCAGAGGCATCAGAAACCCCCGCGGCCGTGTCACCGGCCCGGGGGTGTGGACGACTGGTTGGAGTCGACATGGCAGAGCCTACGCACGCTTCGGCATCGCGCACAGAGCAGGCGCCCGTCCAGTGGTGCCACTGGCACAAGGGCCCTTCGGAGACCGCGGTCCTGGTGGACGCGATCGAGCGGAACAGCGCCCCGCCCATAGCCCTGTACGCGTGCGCGCCGTGCCGCGAGCAGCGCCGACTCATCCCGCTGGCCGACCAGTGGTGACGACCGTCGAGACGACCCCCGAGTGCAGCCTCGCCGAGCACGCCATGTGCGACGGCCCGGCCGTCATCCGGCGCCGCGGTGCACCCGCGTGGGAGGCGCCACTGATGACGATCAAATGCGGGTGCCGCTGCCACGGAGGCCGCGCCACCCCACCCTCCACTAGCAAGGAGCCACGCCGATGATCTGCGCGCGCTGTGAGATGCCGATTCTGCCGGGCGAACGCTATGAGACGTGGGAGATCGAGCAGGCGTCGGGACCGGGCGGGAGAGTTTCCCTTCATGCGGACCTGTGTGCGCGGACGGTGCGGCAGTCGACGCAGGATGACCGCCCATGGCAGCGGCGGTAGGTTCCCGGTCCCGGCGCGGCGGTGCCGGGCACGGGTAGATGGGCGGCCGTCGTCGTTCCCTGCGGGGGCGGCCGCTCAGCGCACGAGGTCGGCGAGCGGGGTGTCGAGAGCGTAGGCGATGAGGAGCAGTTCCACCAGCGATGGCGGGGTGGCCGCGGTCTCGTACCGGTGGATCGTCTTGTGGTCGCGGCCGATGCGCTCGCCGAGCTGGCCTTGGGAGAGGCCGGCGGCGCGGCGGTGGGTGCGGATGCGTTCCCCGATCTGCCGTTGCCGGGTTGGCACCCAGTCGGGCATGGGGTCGAGGGGCATCTACCCACGCTGGAACGATCATGGGAGAATGTCTTTACCATCTGTGGTAAATCTCTAGATCAGGTTCCAGCCGGCGCGTCACCCATGAGCAGGTAAAACGCTTGTTCGAAGCGCGTGACGATCAGCACGTTGCATAGAGCTGCACTCAAACGCATCATTACCCGCACGACACGCTTTGTTCACCAGCCGTTCACATCGGCCCACGGATCGGCCCACCGTTCGACTTGCCCCCCAGGCGGTCGACGGTCGGGCCGCAGCGCCCCCAGCTTTCAGGGCTGGGGGCGCTGGTCATTTCCAATCGACCTGCACTGTCGACCCATCAAAGTAGCCGCCCCCCGGGAGGCGCCCCTTCCTCGCCGGGTGCACCGTCACCGCAATCAGGTAGTCGATGCTCGCCCGCTGCCGCGACAGATCGAACTCCGAGCTGTTCCAGAACGCGACCGGATCGTCTGCACCAATCAGGTCAGCAGCTGGGTTCTTCTTCACTGCGGCCTTCATCTTGCTCTCAGCCGCTTCGTACCGGGTCCGCGCCGGACCAGTCGCCGCACGCCACTCCTGGCGGTCCATCTCGCCGGCGCCGAACGCGGCGGCAATATCGTCGAGGCGTCGGCGCGCTGCCCGCATCTCTGCCTGGAGGGCGCGGACGTCGACCGGCGCCTCGCGGGGGCTCAGCAGGTCGCGGGCGTCCTCCCTCGTCAGCCGATCCATCAACTGCATGATCACGTAGGCGTCCAAGTCAGGCAGATCCCGCGTGACGCAGTCCTTGGCTCGGCACCGGTACACGGGCCGGGTCCCACCGCCTCGACGGCTCGACTTCGACGACGCCTTCAGCGTGGCCTTGCAAACCCCGCACCTGTAGATGTTCGAGCCGAGGTGCCTCCGGGCGTTCGTCGCCGACGGGATCCGCGACGGGTCTTCGAGGACTGCAGCCATACTCCGCCACGTCGCCTCGTCCAGGAGTGGCATCCAGTCGGCGCGGCCGACGATCTCTCCCCTGTGTTTCATCAACCCGGCATTCCGCGGGCGCAGCAGAACGGCCCGCAGATTGGGAGCGCGCTGGTCCTTGCCGTGGCTGGTCGCCAGTCCGGCAGCGGCCATTTCCTGGGCCAGCGAGTTCAGCGACGCCCCGGCGAGGATCGCCTCGGCCGCAGCCTGAATGACCGCGGCCTCAGACCCCTCCTCGAACCCGGCCTCCACCCCGCAACTGGTGCAGACGTGAGTGACCTGCAGCGTGTCCTTCACTTCGCAGCCTTGGCAGGTGAGGTTGCGGGTGAACCGGTCGACGGCACCGCATCCGTCGCACTGGCGGCGCACGGCGAATCCGTCCGGCCCAGTCTCCCCGCAGTCCGGGCAAACTAGGGTGCGCGGGGTGGTGCCGTCTGCCTCGTAGCCGAGAGGTCGTGGGCCGCCGGCGTATTCGCCGTGTTGGACCTTCTGTTCTCGTGCGCGCTTCGACCGCTCGATCATCCGCTCGACTTCGTAGCGGGCTTGGACGCCGAGTTGTCGGGCGATCATGCGTCCGGTGGCCGTGGACAGGTCGAGTTGTCCGGCCTTGACTGTGCGGGTGTCGATGCCTTTGGGGCCGCAGACGTCGATGTATTCCTCCAGCTCGACGGGCGAGCGGTGGAGACGGTCGGTGTGCCAGGCCAGGACGCAGTCACCTTCGTCGTTGCGGAGCGCGGCGAGCATCGCTTTGTAGCGGGGGCGGGGCTTGCCGGTGTAGGCGGAGAGGTCGTTGTCCTCGAAGACGTCGACGATGCGGTACTCGACCTGTGGTGTGGAGAGCTGCTCGGCGAGTGCGGTGCAGTCGTCGGTCTGGCGCTCGGTGGCGAGGTGTGCGCCTTCGCGATCTTCACTGATGCGGGCGTAGATGAAGCAGCGGACGACTTGGCGGACGACACGGATGGCGCTCTCGGCTTGGCGGGTCACGGCGAGAGTCTCCCATTTTAAGGGTGCCTTCCGCAGCTATTCGGGACCCCCATGTTGCGTCAGGGACACCATTAAGCCCGCAGGTCACAGACCTGCGGGCTTGTCGGCGGTGCTCGCGTGGGGGGAATGCGCCTATCGTCCGGGCCAGTTCTGAACCCACCAGCCGTTGTGCACGATCCGCTGGAGCTGGTCCATGAACTCGTCGACCGCCTGCTCCGTCACGTGTTTCCGCGAGGCGAGCCACATGAACTCGCCTTCCTGTTCTACTCCGATGACCGCCCTATCCCCGGGGAGGTCGTCCCGCAGTTCCATCCGGAACTCTGCCCGTGGCGCGTCTTTGTCTCGATGCCCGCTCGACGTCTGCGACTCTTCGCCGTCCTGCGGGGTACCCGCGTCCTCATCCGCCATCGCGTCGCCTCCCTGATCACAACCGCACGATCGCTCCAGCGCTCGAACGTGCGGCCGAGGTAACCCCTAAGCGCCCCCCAGGCGGATCACGACTGTTTCACACCGATCACGCTGTGACCAGGGTGAATCCCTGAGTAATGGAAAGTCGTACTAATCGTCCGACTTGCCCTCACGTTGAGCTTTCCTCCGGGCAAAGGTTTCCGCGATCTCGGCGAGCTGCTGCCGGTCCTCGGGACTCATCTCCTCGGCGTGCGACACGATGATTCGCGTCGTCAGGTCACCGCTCCACACGACCGACGAGTCCGGGTCGAAAAGGAGGAACTGCCGCGCCGCAGCCGCCTTCAAGACATCAAGCGGCAGCTCATACCCAACAGAGATGGCCTCCAACAACTCCGGCTTGGGCGTGTCCACCGGCTTGCCGGTCTCCAGCTTGGACAGCCAGCCGAACTTGGCCTGCGTCCCGGAGGGTTCGTGAATGGAGCGCGCCTCCATGTCACGCAGGCTGCGCCCGAGGGCGGCACGCCGGCTCTTCAAGAGGTCGGTGAAGTCTGTCCGCTGCTCAGCCATGGCGTGCATTCTGCCTCTTCACTCCTCGATGTGACGCCTGTTGTCTACGGTACGGCTCTTGATCGCCGAGCTAAATAGCAGGTCATCCAACGCAACCGTTCACGCTCCGACACAGAGTGTCTACGCAAACACCTCGCGGACGCCATCCCTAGCGGACTCGTTGACTCAATTTTGATGTCGTGTGCGTTTCCGTAGACAAGTTGTCTACGGCTGTGTACTGTCGGTCTTGTTCACGGAAACGCACAAGCCGTCTACGGAGGTGAACAGATGCGTCCACAGCAGAACCCCATGGTCCTCGTGAGCCCTGACCTCCTGGTCCAACTCATGAAGCGAACCGGCGACGGCCGCGAAGTCAGCGTCCGCGACCTCGCCGAAGCCGCCAACTGCCACCCCAGCAAGATCGACGCCCTGCGCAACGGCAGGCGCAAGACCTCCCTCCACGACGAGGCAGTGGCAATTGCCAAGCGGCTGGGAGTCGACCTCCTCGTCGTCTGGGAGCACAGCGGCCGCGCCAACCCGGCGCCCACCGAGAACGACCACGACCACCTCGCTGCGGTCCCCGCGTGAGCGCCGGCGTGGTCTTCAACCGCGCGGAGGCTGAGCGTCGTCTTGGCCCGGCGGCTGTTGCCGAGTCGAAGCGCAACGCGGCTGCCGCTCCTCCCCTTCGCCCGGAGCAGATCGCGTTCCTCCGGGCCTTGTTCGCCTCGGTCCGTATCGCGGAGCCACAGGCGCCCGCGGCCGACGCCGCCTGACCCATCACATGCCGAGAGGCCGTCCCGACTGCCAGGCCCGGACGACCCCCGACTCGGCGTCAGCCCCACTCATTCCAGAAAGCGAGGCGTTCGCCTTGAACGCATCATCCCAGATCAGAGTTCTCCCTCTTCACGAGGCGCCGGTCGCCTCGGTGTTCGTCGACCGTGACGGTGACGTGTGGGTCCCGAACGGGACCGACAGCGCGGGCGAGTTGAAGCTCGTGTGCCCGGAGCCGGCTGAGCCCGGTGACCAGGGTGTCGGTGACTCGTACCCGTGGACGTTGCGGCTGGTTGAGGCCGCGTTCGGTCCGCTGACGGAGCAGACGGCGGTGTCGGCATGAACGCCCGGTCGGTCAACTCGGCTGCGGGTGTGGTGCAGGCGGCGTGGGAGCAGGGTCGTCAGACGGCTGCGGGTGTCGCGATGGCGCTGGACTCCGCGGGGCTGCTGATGTCGCCGGAGGTCGCGGCTGAGCTGGTCCGTCTGCGTGAGGAGCGGCGCTCGACGAACGAGTGGGTGGAGGACGCGGCCGAGGCGCTGCGTGTGAACCGGGACCGGATCGACGGGCTGGAGTCGACGAACAAGGCGTTGCGGTCCCGGCTCGCCGTGCTGGAAGGGCAGCGTGCGGCTTTGGCCGAGCGTCTGCGCGCTGGTCAGACGTGGCGGCAGGGCCGGTTGGTCAGCGAGGACACGGTGTCGCAGTCAGAGTTGCGCGAGATCTTCGGGATTCCGCTGGCTGCTCCGTTGGACGGGATCACGCAGCCGATCGCTCCGGTGCAGGCGCTGCGTGAGGACGACGTGACGCCGATGCAGGCGCTCCTCGCGGGGCAGCGTGCGGCGGTTGAGGACCCGCATGACGGGGAGCTTGCGCACCGGTACCGGCTGGGTCGGGACCTGCCCCCGCTGGACGGTGCCCGGTGATGCATGAGTCCCGTGGCGACGTCCTCGCCTGCATCGCGATCGCCATCGGCCTGTACTTCGTGACCGTCGTGCCGCTGATGCGCCTCGCCCGCGCCGATCACCTCCTGCCGCGTGTGGTCCGGGAGTTCCCGCTGACCGCCGCCGCCTTCCTCCTCATCCTCACCGCACAGCCGGAGGCATCCCGTGTCTGACCCCAGCATCCAGCCGGTGTCCCGGCCGTGTGCCGAGTGCCCGACCCCGGTGCCGTCCGGGACGACGTACTGCTCGACCCGCTGCCGGAACGCGGGCGACGACCACAACGACTACGGGGGCGACCTCTGATGCAGATGCCGAACTGCGACTGCGGTGCAGTCGACGAGACGGATCACCTCCCGGAGTGCATCCGGAGCGCGGCCCACGAGCAGTGGGACATCGCGGACGAGGTCGCGATGGAGGACGGCTACCAGCCGTCGCGGATGAGGGCGTTGATGCGGCACCCGTCGCACGCAAAGACGGGCAAGCACTGCGCCGAGCACCCGTTCCCGGGCCAGCAGGACAGGCGGACCGCATGAGTCGCCTCGCGCGTCGGCCCCGCGCCAACCACGCCAAGTCCGCATGGGAGGCCCGCCAGCAGCCCGGTACCTGGGTCACGGTCAACGACTACCGGTCCAGCCTGACCGCCCGCGACGTAGCCCGCAGGATCCGCACCGGCTATCCGATCGGTGACGCCGTCTACGGCACCCCGTACATGCCTGCGGCCGGGTTCGAGACGCGGATGGAGATGACCGACGACGCTATCCGGCTGCAAGTCCGGTTCACGGCGCCAGTTCAGGGGGTCCGCCCGTGACCACCACCGTGCAGGCCGGGGCGCGTGTCGCCCCGGCCTCCGGGCCCACCGGCCGGCTCGCCCTCCTCCTCGACGCCATCCGGCGCGAGGGCGGCGAGTGGACGACCGGCCGGGTCAAGCGCCTCTACCGCAAGCACCTGCCCACCCACATCCTCCGCGTCACCATGCGCCGCGACCTCGCCGCCCTCCACGCGGACGGCCGCCTCACCCTCCACGACGCGCCGCACCGCCGCTTCTACACCTACTGCACGAAGGGCGGCACCGCCTGATGACGACAGCAGCCCCGGCCGGGCCTACCAGCCCGGCCGGGGGGGCCCCGCGGCACCCCCCCCCCCCCCCCCAACCCCCCCCCCCCCCCCCCCCCCCCCCCCCGCGCGCCCCCCCCCCCCCCGGCCGGGCCTACCGGCCCGCCCGGCGGCCGCCGGGTAACCCCGACCGGCCGCCTCATCCTCCCCGCCGACGCCGACCGCGCCGACTGGCTCGCCGCCCGTCGCCTTGGGCTCGGCTCCTCCGACGCTCCCGCCATCCTCGGCCTGATCGAGAAGAACCCGCCGCTCAAGGTCTACAACGGCAAGATCGGCCTCGACGTCGATGACGCGGGCGAGGCCGCGTACTGGGGCAACGTCCACGAGGAGAACGTCGCCCGCACGTGGGCCATGCGGAACCGCTCCGTCATCCGCCGCGTCGGTCTCGTCGCCCACGTCGACTACCCCCACCGCATGACGACCCTCGACCGGCGTGTCACCGAGTGCCCGCTCTCCGAGGACAAGCAGACACCCTGCGCACTCGAAGTGAAGACCAGGTCTGCATTCAAGTCCGCGCAGTGGCACGCCGGAGCCCCCGACGACGTCACGGCCCAGATCCTGTGGCAGATCATCGTCAACGGCTACGAGCACGTGCACTACGCCGTGCTGATCGGTGGCAACGAGTACCACCAGGGCACGATCCGGGCCGACCAGTACACGGACGTGATGGCCGACCTCACCGTCGCCATGGACAAGTTCTGGTTCGAGAACGTCCAGGCGCAGGTCCCGCCGCCCGTCACCGGGGATGGCGAGTCCCTGTCGCAGATGTTCCGCCGCCTCCACCCGACCCGCTCGGGTGCGGTTGACGTCGACCGGCACGACGACGCCCTTGACGCGTTGCTCGACTACGGCATCCATCAGCGGGCCGAGTCTGCCGCGAAGAAGGCGAAGTCCCTGGCGAAGGCCCGCATGATCGCCGCCCTCGGCAGCGCGCAGTCCGCGCTCATCGGCGGCGAGCGCGCCTACTCCCTGGAACCCAGCAACGCCGCACCGAAGGTCGACTTCGAGCTGATGGCCGAGCGCTACCCGGACGCCTACGCCGCCTGCGTGGCCCCGAACCCGACCGAACGCATCGACATCGCCAAGCAGTACAAGGGGGGCATCTGACATGGGACTGCGCGAGAACGCAGCTGCGGCCGCCGGCCGCACCCTGACCGCCGAAGCACACGACCGGCTGGCCGACGAGGCGCCGCCCGCTGAGGACTACGCCCCGGCGCCGGACCCGATGGCCGGATACGAGCCGGGTGAAGACGACCCGGAGATGGTGCCCGTCCACCTCGCCTGGCTCCGCGTCCGCAAGGAAGTCCGCGCCATCGCCAAGGGCGAGCAGTACAACGGCGGCGGCACCCGCTTCAACTTCCGCGGCGTCGACACGGTGGTCAACACCTTCGGCCCTGTCACGTTGAAGCACGGCATCAACATCTTTCCCGTCGGCATCGAGGCGGAGCACCGGGACACCACCACGTCCAAGGGCAACAAGATGCGCGAGTGCACCGTGACCGTCTCGTGGATGGTCATGGGGCCGAAGGGCGACACGCTGCCCGTCCTGTTGAAGACCCGGGGCGAGGCCCTGGACTCCGCGGACAAGGGCACGGCGAAGGCGCAGTCCGTGGCGCTGCGGGTGCTGCTCCTGACGGGCGGTCTGACGCCGACGCACGACAAGGACCCCGACGCCTCGCACGTCGAGCGCGGGGAAACCCCGGTACGGCCCGCGGTGCAGTACCTCGACGAGATCTGCCACCCGCAGACGAGCGCCGGGCGGCTGCGGCAGATCCACCACGAGCTGGGCGCTACTCGGCAGTTGGGTGCACTCGTCACGAACGAGGTGGGCGCCGAGGAGCAGATCGGCGCGATGGTCGTCCGTATCGGCAAGGAGCGCGCGGCTGGGGGCAACCAGTGAGCGCCTTCGCCGAGGTCCGCAAGACCGCGTGGGACACCGAGACCACGGGCCCCAACCCGCTCGAAGACCGCATCGTCACGGCCGCGTTCATCGTCCGTGGCGGAGGCCAGGAAGAACGCGACCTCTCTTGGGTCATCAACCCCGGCATCCCGATCCCGGCAGAGGCGACCGCGGTGCACGGCATCACCGACGCCATGGTGCAGGCCAACGGCCTCGACCCGAAGGTCGCCCTCGATGAGGTCGCCAACTGCCTGGCCTACGCCATCGAGCAAGGCATGCCGGTCATCGCCTTCAACCAGTCCTTCGACTGGTCGATCCTCCACTACGACCTGATCCGCAACGGCCTGCCGACGGTGGCCGATCGGGTCGGTCCGGGCCCCCTGCCGCTGCTGGACCCACACGTCATCGACCGGCAGTGCCTCCAGCGGTTGCGCGGTTCGGGCATGCGGAAGTTGAAGCCGACGGCCGAGCGGTACGGGGTCGAGCTGACGGACTGGCACACGGCGGAGGCGGACGCGCTGGCTGCGCTGCTCATCACCGAGGCCCTGTTCGTCAAGTACGGGCAGCTCGATGCGATGGGTCCGCAGCAGTTGTACGCGGCGCAGAAGGCGTGGCGGGCGGAGCAGCAGGCGGGGTTGCAGGAGTGGTTCCGGACGAAGGCCACTGCGGAGCAGGGCGGGGCGCCGGACAAGGTGATCGACGGCTCGTGGCCGTTGATCCCGGCGGCGCGTGGGGGTGCGGTATGAGACTCGTCTCCGCTGCCAAGCACGCGGCTCTCAACGCCCGTTACCAGCGTGTCGTCCACGAACGCGACGACCTGGACAAGATCGCCACGGGCCGCCTGTCGACGATCACACGGCTGGCCGAGGAGGTGTCCCGGCTCCGTGACGAGAAGCCCGACGCTCCCATCGCGCAGCCCCGGCCGGCAGAGGGCGATGCGGAACTGCGCCGCCAGTTGGATCTCGCCCGGCGGGCGCTGGTCTCGATGGACGGCCAGCTCGCCACGCTGCAGAAGGCGAACGAGGCGATGACCGCTGAACTCCAGGACCTCCGGACGGCGGTGGCGCCGTGAACCCGCTCTCTGTCGGCGCGTGCGCGCTCATGCTCAGCCTCGCCGGGCTCACCGCGGTTGCCCGCCTGTGGCCTGCCCCGGCCGGTCCGCGTGAGGCGGGTCGGCGGCGGCTGGGGCGTTCGCCGATGCAGTCGCGGGAGGTGCTGGACGTCGGCCTCGCCTTCTGCCCGCTGGAGAACCGGGACCGCCAGCATCACTTTCTGCGGCTGGGTGGCCGGTTGTGCGAGTGCGGTCACCTCACCTGGGAGGGCGCCCGGTGACCGGGACCGATGTCGCGAACGTGTTGTGCGCGGTCGCGTTGATCGTCTTCGTCGTCGCTGTCGTCTACCGGGCTTGGGTCCGGCCGCCCGCCAGGACCCGCGTCACGGCCATGCCCGCCGAACTCACCCCGGACGACGGGGAGCAGTTCACCGCCGAGGACCGGGAGTTCATCGCCGACCTCACCGACCGCATGAAGCGGTACGGCACCGCAATCGCCGACCACTACGACACCCCGGAGGGACCCCAGTGACCACCACCCTCTTCGACACCACCGAGGCGTCGGCCGCCCCCGCGGCGGCCGGCCCCCAGCCCGGCATCTCCCTCACCGTCTACGGCCTCCCCGCCCCGCAAGGCTCGAAGCGCCACGTCGGCAACGGCGTGATGATCGAGTCGTCGAAGAAGGTCAAGCCCTGGCGCCAGGACGTCAAGCAAGCCGCCCTTGACGCCGTGCAGGGCCTCGCCGACTGGACACCCCTCGACGGGCCGCTGATCGCCTCCATGGTGTTCACCTTCGCCCGCCCCAAGGGGCACTACCGCACCGGCCGGAACGCCCACCTCCTGCGCGACGGAGCACCGCCCCGCCCACACGGCATGCCCGACCTGTCGAAGATCCTCCGCTGCACCGAAGACTCGCTGAAGGGAATCGTCTGGCACGACGACGCCCGCGTCGTCGGGTACGGGCGCCTCGGCAAGTTCTACGCCGGCACCGACGCGGCGGACGTCCTGTCGATGCCGGGCTGCGTCATCCGCGTGTGGCCGCTCGACAACGCGGCGGGGGTGGCCGCGTGACCAGCCCTGACACCATCTACCGGCGGCGCCTCGCCTACGACCGCATCAACGGCATCCAGCGCCGCGTCAACGCCACCCAGCCCCGCGCCCACCTGGAACGACTCACCGCCCGCGGCTGGACCTACAAGCAGATCGCTGCCGCTACCGGTCTCGACGCCAGCACGTTCGGCGTGATCCGTTCCGGCCGCTACAGCAAGGTCGCCCGCGCCACCGCGACCGCCATCCTCGCAGTGCGTCTCGACCAGGCTCCGCCCATCCCGCGCGGCCTGACCGACGCGACCGGCACCCGCCGGCGTCTCCAGGCCCTGATGGTCCTCGGGTACCCGCTGCCGGACGTCGCCCGGCAGGTCGGCGTCTCCTACTTCAGCCTCCTCCAGACCGCGGGCGGCAAGGGGTCCACGGTCCGGACGTCGACGGCGGAGAAGGTGGCACGCGTCTATCGGCGCCTGTCGCTCGCCCCGGCGCCGCCGACCCGGACCGCGGAACTCGCCCGCAACGAGGCCATGGCCCGGGACTGGGTCGGCCCCGGCGCATGGGACGACATCGACGACCCGGCCTGTGAACCGGAGCCGTGCGAGGTGACCGGCCCGCGGCACGTCCACCCCGACGACGTGGCCGAGTTGGCTGGCCGAGGTCTGGACGACCGTGAGATCGGGCGTCGGCTCGGGGTGTCGGACCGGACGGTGCTGCGCGCTCGGGTCGCGCACAACATCCCTGTGGGGGTGGCTGCATGAGCCACTACCCCGTCCTCGAACCTGCAGGCCAGTGGGCCAAGCATGCAGCCTGCCGGGAGCCTGGCATCCACCCCGACGAAATGTTCCCCGACAACAACGAACACGCCATCGCCCACGCCAAGCAGATCTGCAAGCCGTGCCCGGTCCAGACCGAATGCGTCCTCGACGCACTCCGTACCCGCGACCTCGACTACGGCATCCGGGGCGGGCTCCGGCCCAGCGAACTCCGCAACCTTGCCCGCCAGGTGGACGCCGGGCAACGGGCCGAGCAGGCAAAGCAAGTCGAGGCTGAGCCCGCGCCGAAGAAGAAGCCGAAGCGCACCTTCCTGTCCCTGTGGAACCAGCACTCCCGGCCTCTCCCCGACGGGCACGCCGGCTGGACGGGGCCCACGCCCGTCTCGTTCCAGGGGCGCTACTACACGCCGACGCAGATCGCGTTCCGCGTGGACCGGAAACGGCCGCCGGTCGGGATCGTCCGCCGGACATGCCCGGTGGACGGGTGCGTGCTGCCAGCCCATTTGATGGACCAGCAGGAGCGGGACGCTCAGGATCTGTGCGGCTCGCGGCCTGGCTACCAGCGGCATCTGAAGCGCGGCGAGGAGCCGTGTGGTCCGTGTCGTCAGGCGAACACGGATGCGGACAACCGGCTGAGGCGGACCGGCACGTCGAAGGTCGCGGCGTGAGCGGCGGCCCGTGGCTCGGTGGTCTCGCGGTGCGGCGGATGGAACGCGGTCAGACACCTGTCGCCGATCTCCTCTGCACGCGCTGCGGGTTCCACCGCCGGGTCACGGGCCGCGCCCTCGTCACCGACTACCTGCGCTCGGATCCGATCGGCCAGCACCGGGACCAGTGCCCGGCCAAGACCACCTGACCAGCAGACAGCCCCGCCGGGACGAAGTCGGCGGGGCCACCCACCACAAGGAGAACACGATGACCGACCAGCCCAACACCCTCACCCCCGACGAGGTCAACGCGATCGTCCGCAACATGGACGACCCCCGCTACCCCACCCAGATCACGGTGTTCTGCGACCACTGCGGGACCGAGTTCACAGGCGACTACATGGTCCGGGAGGGGATGACCAGCACCGAGCGGCTGGCCGTCGCCCGCGCCTACCTCGTCGCCAACAAGGGCTGGGAGCACACCGCCGACGGCGACGACTTCTGCGCCGAGCATGCCGGGAGCCCCGAGTGACCCGCTTCCTCGCCGGTGTCGTCGCCGGTCTCATCGCCGGTGCCGTGACCGCGATCTTCACCGCGTCGGAGCCGTGGTGGCTGATCGCGGGTGCCGTGGCTGCCGCTGTCGTCTGGTTCGGCCAGCTCGGTGTTGAGGCCTTGGCCGACGCGCTGGACGACGTGTTCTGACCCTCTGACCGGCGGCCGACTCCCCGGAGCCTCCACTCCGCGGCCGCCACCCGGGCCCGCCCGACTTCCCCCATGCGGGCGGGCCCGGACCCCCACAGCACAAAGGCCCCGCCGAAACGGGGCCCAAGACGAGAGGAGCGGACGGTGTCAGGACTGGGAGGCGCGTTGCTCCTCGACCTCGCGGACCAGCCGGCGAACGTGCTCGCGCGTCAGCCCGGTGATGGCGACGACCTCGCCTTGCTTCACACCGGCATGGATGGCGTCGGTCATGGCGACGGCGAGCGCGTTGCGCGCCGCGGTGGCGCGGTCCTCGGCCGTCTTCTTGGCGCGCACGGCCTTGCGCAGCGCGGCGACGGTCTCCTCGGTGGCGGGCATGTCGACATGTTCGCACATCGAGGTGGCCACACGGAAGCCCGCTCCATCTTTCCAATCGAGCGACTCTCATGTGGCCACATTGATGTGGCATTATTGAGGCGTGGGAAGCCCGCCGATAACGGCGGATGCACGACCGCGCCGTCACGCGCACTCATCCTCACCAGCACCCACACGAACGGGACTTCAATGGCAAAGCCCAACGTCGGCCGCAGCTGGCGCACCCCCATCAAGCACGAGTACCTGTCGAGCATCGCCGGACAGGAAGCCGGAGCCATCGCCCACCTCGGCGCCCAACACGGCACCTGGTACGACCTCACCGCCGGAGACGCCGCCATCATCCCCGGCGAGATGTGGCACAAGTCGTGCTCGCCCGGCATCCTCGCCTACCACGCATCGCAGTGCCTGATCCCCGTGGAGGTCCGACTCCACGAGATCCAGGCAGCGACGTACGACCGCCTCGTCGAGAACCTGGGGACCTACCTCCCGACCCTCGGCTACGGCGCGTCCGGCCCCGACGTCTGGACGCACCCCCACAACGGATCGGCAGTGACCGCCCACAACCTCAGCGGCGCCGAAGCCGACGTAAGCGACGTCAACGGCGACACCGCTGTCTTCGTCGTCAACGACCCGAACGCGATCATCGACTGGGCGATGCGGCCCACCTTCGCCGCCGAGATCGCCAACCGCACCTGGCTGTCCCGCTGCCTGTCGACCATGGGCTGCAACCCGGCCGGCCTCAAGCGACTGACCATCAACGAGCGCATCAACTGGTTCGCCACGGTGCGCGAGCAGCAAGAGTCCATGCCCGACTACCGCGACCTGTCCCTCGCCGCCCTGGACCGCGACGAAGCCCAGTGGGCGTACCTCGTAGCCACCTCCGACAAGTGGCGCGCCAAGACCGACCAGGCCGCCCGGAAGAGCGCCAAGAACTGCAACCGCTCCGTGAGCATCTCCTGGTGGCGGCGCGAGCCAGGGGCCTTCGACGACCTCCTGCTGCGCCTGTTCCTGCAGAAGTCGGAGCTGAAGCAAATCCACGGCAGGGAGTACGAGTGGATGGCCGCGGACAGCGAACAGCGGCTCGCGATGATCCCGCGCCCGGTCGCACCGAAGTCCGGAGACCTGCCGGACGACGGCGGTGACCTGACGCTCTTCGGCCTGGACGACGTGGCGTGACTCGCCACTACGTCCCGCCGGAGCCCAGCGTCGACAAGCCGTACCGCTCGTACGCCGAGTACCTGCGACACCCGCGGTTCCTCGCGGTCCGCCGCTTGGTGTTCGAGCGGGCTGGCGGCCGGTGCGAGCGGTGCAAGGCCCGGCCGCCGACGGAGCCCCACCACCTGCGCTATCCGCCCTGGGGCGCCTTCGACATCCCGACCAACCTGATCGCCGTGTGCCACCGCTGCCACTGCGAGATCCACGGAAAGGCCAACTGATGGCACATCTCGGGGAGTTCGAAGTCCACGCGTTCGCGGATGCGTTCCCGCTGATCGATGGCGACGACTTCGCACAGCTCGTGGCGGACGTGAAGAAGAACGGCCTCCGTGAGCCGATCGTCCTGAACCACGACGGCACGGTCTTGATCGACGGCCGCAACCGGTATCGGGCGTGTGAGGCCGCGGGCTCCGACCCGGTGTACGAGCGGCTCGGCGCGCACTACACGGAGCCGAAGATCCTCGACCTGATCGTGTCGAAGAACATGGCTCGCCGTCAGCTCAACCCGGGGCAGAGAGCCTTGATGGCGTTGGAGTACGAGCGGTACTACTCCGCTGCCCAGCCGAAGGGACGACCGCCTGAGGAGCGTCCGAAGGCCACCCCGGCAAGCGAGGGAATGCGGGCAGATCTGCCCGCGCAAAATGAGTGGGTCGAGCCGATGGCTCGGGAAGATCGACGGTCCAGGGAACGCGCCGCAAAGACGGTTGGCGCGTCCGGCCGTGCAGTCCAGCAGGCGAAGGCCGTCGTACGCGACGCCCCCGACCTCGCCGCCAAGGTCCGCGCCGGAGAGATCGCCCTCGACGCCGCAGACCGGCAGCGTAAGCAGCGCATCGCCGCCATGCCCAAGCCCGAACCCGCGCCCAAGTCCACCCGCACCTTCCTCACCCTCCGCACCCACACCGGTGACGAAGTCCAGTACCCCGAGCCGCAGGCCAAGGCCACCTTCAACGAGACCAAGGGCGCCGGCATCTCCTGGGCCAGCTGGTCCTGGAACCCCGTCACCGGATGCCTCCACGGCTGCACCTACTGCTACGCCCGCGAGATCGCCACCAGCGAGCGATACAGCAGCGCCTACCCGGTCGGCTTCACCCCGCTCTTCCACCACGAGCGACTCGACGCCCCCGCGAACACCACTATCCCGGCCGCCCGCCGCGACGACCCGGCGTACCAGCGCGTGTTCGTCTGCTCCATGGCCGACCTCTACGGCCGCTGGGTCCCCGACGAGTGGATCCACAAGGTCCACGCCTCCATGTGCGCCAACCCCCAGTGGCAATACATCACCCTCACCAAGTTCCCGGCCCGCTACGTCGGCCTGGAGATGCCGCCCGGCGCCTGGGTCGGCACCAGCGTGGACGAGCAGAAGCGCGTACGGATCGCCGAGGACGCGTTCCGGAAGATCGACGGCGTGGCCGTGAAGTGGCTGTCTCTGGAGCCGCTCAAGGAGCCGCTGGAGTTCACCGACCTGTCCGTCTTCGACTGGGTTGTCATCGGCGCACAGACCGAGACCCGCCAGCCCAACGGCGTCGTGCCCGCGTTCGCGCCGCCCTTCGAGTGGGTCGCCCGCATCGTCGTCCAGGCCCTCGACGCCGGATGCCGCGTCCACCTGAAACCCAACCTGCGGACCGCGCCCGGCATGCAGTGGCTCGACCAGTACCCGCTCACCAAGTAGCCCCACCCGCGGGGCCGCCCACCGCGGCGGCCCCGCCCGCTCCCTGATCAGCACGGACGAGAGAAGCTCTTCATGGCCTGGTTCGCCCTCGATGACGGGTTCGACACGCACCCCAAGGTGCGCAAGGCGGGTAACGCCGCCGTCGGTCTCTTCGTACGCCTCGGCGTGCACGCGACCCGACACCTCACCGAGGGCCACCTCGACGGCGACATCGTCCGCAGCTACGGCACCGAACCCAACGTCCGCAAGCTCATCGCCGTCGGCATGCTTCACGGCGCCGGTCACGCCTGCCCGCGGTGCCAGCAGCCGGCCGACGGGGACTTCGTCATCCACGACTACCTCGACTACAACAAGTCCCGCGCGCAGATCGAGGCAGCCCGTGAAGCCGCCCGGAAGAGGCAGAACCGCGGCAGGGAAACGGCCCGCTCGAACCGGAACCGCGCGGGAATCGGCGCGGAATCGGACTCGAATCGGAGCGGAAACGGATCCGATTCGGAGCCGAATCGGGACGGAAATGACCCCCTGTTTTGGGACTCCGCCGCAGGTCAGGACGACATGTCACGGCGTGACACCCATGAGGGTGCAACGGTTGTCCCCTCCCCTCCCCTCCCCTCCCATAACTACGACGTGGCTGATGTAGGTGGGGGAAGTACCGGTAGTACGCCGGTTGATCTTGACGCTTACGCGCCCTCCCCGATCGAGACAGCCGGCTTCGAGCTCACCGACCCGATGCGCGGATGGGCTCTCAGAACCTTCGGCCCCAGCCTCGACCTCGACTACGAGACCGCCCAATTCGTCGACCACTTCCGCGCCCAGAACGTCCGCCGCCCCAACTGGCCGACCGAATGGCAGAAGTGGATCCGCCGCTCCGCGAAGTTCGCGTCCGAGCGCGCCAACCGCCCCAGCACCAACGTCGTGCCCTTCGCCCAGCCCCGCCCCTCCACCACTGACGCCCGCGTCCAAGCCGCCCTCGACCTCGGCCGCCAGATGCAAGCCGAATACGACGCCGCCCAAACCGCCAAGGAGGCCCAGTGATCACCTTCGAAGACGCCTCAACACTCCTCGGCCTCGCCGCCGCCCGCGACCAACGCACCGTCGGACGCGCCGACATCCTCGCCTGGCAAGCCGACCTCTCCGCCGCCGGCCTCACCCGCACCGACGCCGAGACCGCACTCACCGCCTTCTACCAGGAGATGGCGGCCCGTCAGCCGCAGGACCGCTTCCGGGTCACGGCCGTTGACCTCATCGACATCGCCAAGCGCGCCCGCCGCGAACGCGTAGCCAACCTCCGCTACGACGGCGACCCCAACGAAACCCCGCAGCAATACCTCAACCGGCTCCGCGCCCGCACCGCTGCCCTCGCCGACGGCCGTATCGGACCCGACACCGGACTCCGCGCCCTCGGCCCCGGCACCCCCGACCCGCGGCTCATCCGCGAACTCGGCGCCGTCGGACACGACGTACCCGGCGACGACACCACCAGCACCCGCCGACCGGTACGCGTCGGCCCCCTCACCGTCGCCTGCCCCGCCTGCCAGGCGCCCCTCGGACGCCACTGCCGCAACAACGGCCACCCCCGCACCGTCGCCCACGCCGCACGCCGCCGCGCAGCACGCGACGCCCACAACCTGCCCCGCGAAGACACCGACCAGATCACCGCCCGCAAAGAAGCCGCCGCCGCCTACCTCGGCCAGCTCACGCCCGAGGAACGCACCCAGATGGAGGAGTTCCAGAGCCAACTCCGCGAGACCGAGGCGCAGTGACCAACCCGCCCGAGTGGGCCATCCGCTGCCCCTGGTGCGGAGCCCGCCCCGGCACCCGCTGCACCAGCCCCCGCGGCCGAAAACTCGCCATCCCCAGCCACGACGCCCGCACCACCGCATGGACCACCGCCACCGCCAAGGAGCCCAAGCCGTGAAGACCCCGCAGACCGAGGCCGACAGCCGCCAGATCTTCGAAGCCCTCACCCACGGCGTCGCCGGAGACGACGACACCGCCTGGAAGCTCCTCGCCCCCATCGTCGAACGCAGCAACCAGGCCATGTACGCCGTGTTCTGCTCCATCGCCGAGGCCGCCGCCTTCGACGCCCTCCAGAACCAGAAGCCCGGCGAGCACTTCGGAATCGTGGTGGAGGACACCGAGACCGGCGAGGCCGGAAGCATCGACGCCTTCCCACCCGGCATCCGCTTCGCCAGCCAGTTCCTCACCGCCCGCGCCAACCGCGACCTCGACACCGCTGACGCCCTGTACATGGCCATCTACCGCGACAGCCCGGACGACCTCGCGATCGGACTGCGCGCGCTCTACGAGATGGCCATCGTCTCGCTGCGCGCCTTCGTCGAGCGCAAGCGCCAGGAGTCCGGGAGGTGACCCCCTACGAGCGGCTGATGCAGGAGGAGATCCCCGTCCGCCCCACCCCCGCCCCCACCCGCAGCCCCTGGACCCCAGCCCAGCAGGCCCAGCACCGAGCCGACCTCCTCCAAGCGATCGACGGATGGGAGTGGGACCGAGACACCCGCCGCGAAAACCGCCGACACCTCCGACTCATCCACCCCGCCGCCTGACCTGCCAACACGCCACCCCAACAACACCCCCCGCAGGCCACACCACACCACCACTCACACCAGGAGAACACCCCATGACCAGCACCGATCCGCTCTCCATCCGCATCGATCCACCACCCGGCGGCGAGACCCTCCACGCCTCCGACCGGGCCACGATCATCTGGGGCGACTGCCGCGACCCGCAGATCATCGCCTCCGTCCCCGACTGGTACGGCCTCCTGTGCACCGACCCGCCGTATGGGGTGCGCTACAACTCCGGGCGCAGCGACACCTTCACCGAGATCGCAGGCGACGACGGATCGGTCGACTGGCCTGCCGTCCTTGCCGAATGGGTCGGCCCCGAGGGCACGTTCACTCGCGGATTGGCCAGCAAGCGGCACCTGTACGTCTTCGGCTACACGGCCGACCAACTGGCGGGCCCGCTGCGTCTCGGCGCCACTGCCGAACTGGTCTGGGACAAACTCAAGTGCGGCATGGGCAACCTCGAAATGCCGTGGGGCCCCGGCCACGAACGGATCACGTTCGGTGTGCACGCCAAACAGCGGGCCGCCCGCGCGGCTGGTGATGGCCGCCTGTCCGCCCGGCTTCGCACCGGGTCGGTCCTGCGGTATGCCCGGCCCAATGCAGACGGGGCAAAGCGACATTCGAACGAGAAGCCCGTCCCGCTGATGGCCGACCTCATCGAGTCGTCCACCGTCCGCGGCGATCTCGTCGTCGACCCGTGCGCCGGATCCGGCAGCACCGGGGTCGCCGCGGTCCTTGAAGGCCGCCGCTGCTTCCTCGTGGAGATCGACCGGGAGCACGCCGAGGAAGCCGGGCGGCGTGTGAAGGCGGCGGAGCGGATCGCCGACCTGATGCGCACCGCCTGACCGCCTGCTGTCGTTTCCGCCCGTTGACCCCCACCCCCACACCACCACACCCCTGAAAGGCCAGGCCATGAGCATCCGCCACTTCACCCGCGACCAGCTCGACGAAATCGGCGTCCCCTTCGAACTCGGCGACGACGACACCTGCGCCACCGAACTCTCCGACCAACTGGTCGCCTCCGAACGCTGGACCGAAGTCCACACCCTCGTCTTCCGCGCCCCCGACACCGGCGACGCCTACCAGGTCGACTACGAAGTCGGCTCCACCGAGCAGCAGGACGGCATCGACCCGTGGCACCGGTACGGCAAGACGATCCCCGCCGTCGAGGTCGAGGAGCGGCCCGTGGTCGTCCAGCAGTGGCTCCCCGTCGACGCGCCTCGGGACCCGGGCCTCGACACCGTGCTGCCCGCCTGGGAGGCCGCAGCGAAGGGCGCAGCAGAGGCGTGGCTGCGGTCGGAGTCCGAGGTGACCGGCCGACTGGAGTGGGTGTCCCAGACGCCGTCGGACGGCCACGACCAAGAGGCCGAGCTGATCGAGCGGCACGACGACGGCATCGACACCGGCCCCGGCATCACCGTCCGACGACGCACCCAGCCCGCTGCCTGACCGTCTGCCGCGGCTACCCGGACACGGGACACCCGTTGACCATCGCCCGCACCTGACCCGCCAGTAAGGACCTGACCATGACCCAGCACCTGCCCCACGACCCGTACATCACCGCCATCGCCGAGGCGCTCACCGCCGCCGGCATCGAGCCCGACGACTGCTGGACGTCCGACGCCGAGACCGACCCCTACGCCACCGGCGACGACGCCGGCTGCACCACGATGCTCAACGCCGTCCTCCGCTGGGACGACGACACGGACGACGACACCGGCGGCCTGTTCCTGTTCTGGGACCACCCGGCCGAGCAGTGGCAGTACGCCCGGCCCCGCGCCGAGGGCGGCAACACCGTGCCCGAGTTCCTGCCCACCCTTGGCCGCTACTCCGACCCGGCCGCCGTCGTCGCTGTCGTGCGCGCCCTGCTGGCCGGCGACCCGGTGCCCGAGGGCCACGCCCCGTACTGGCACCCGGCGGACGCGGTGAAGGCCGCAGTCGCGGCGTGGGAAGCCGACGAGTCCTGACCACGAGCACGGCCGCCGGCGCTCGAACCGCCGGCGGCCGGCCCGCTCATCCCATCACAGCCCCCGACTTGGAGCCCCGCATGACCAACACCACCAACCCACAGGCCGACGAGCCCGTCTGCAAGTTCGACCAGGGCTGTCATCGCGTCGTCGCCTGCGAGCCGGGCTGCGCCGCCGTCCCGGTCCCGGCGCCCGCGCCCACCGACCAGGCCGCCGAGGCCGAGGAGCGGGTGGCCCGGTACCTCTTCGATCAGGACTGGACGCGCACCATCGACGTTGATGCGGCGCGCAACCTGCTCGCGGCCGTGCTGCCCACGCCCGCCGACCGGGCCGCCCTGCTCGCTGAGGCCATCCGACGCGTCGAGGACCCGAAGGAGCGAGCGAGCACCGTGGGCTCCGGACTGGGGTGGGAGTCCGCGCGGGACGTGCTGCGCCGCATGGCCGACGC